TACGGCGAAGAGCACAAAGAAATCTACGAAACAGAGAAATCTGAGCGTAGCTTCGAAGAAGAGACAAAGCTGGCTGGCTTTGCTTCTGCTCCCGTCAAGAACGAGGGTCAAGCCATTGCGTATGACAACGCACAGGAAGCCTTCACAGCACGTTACAACCACGAGACTATCGCCCTTGGCTTCTCCATCACGGAAGAAGCTGTGGAAGATAACTTGTACGACAGCTTGTCTGCTCGTTACACCAAGGGCTTGGCCCGTGCTATGGCTTACACCAAGCAAGTTAAGGCTGCTTCCGTTTTGAACAACGGTTTTAGCTCTAGCTATACTGGTGGTGATGGTGTTGCTCTGTTCTCTACAGCGCACCCATTGGTGTCTGGTGGCACAAACAGCAACCGTCCTTCAACCAATGCTGACTTGAACGAAACATCGTTGGAAAACGCTGTTATTCAGATCGCAGCTTGGACTGATGAGCGTGGTCTGTTGATTGCTGCTAAACCTAAGAAATTGATCGTGCCCCCAGCACTTCAGTTCGTTGCTACTCGTTTGCTCGAAACCAGCCTGCGCGTTGGTACAACCGACAACGACATCAACGCGTTGAAGAACAACGGTTCAATTCCTGAAGGTTACACAATTAACCACTACCTGACCGACACAAACGGCTGGTTCTTGACAACTGACGTTCCTAACGGCTTGAAGCACTTCGAGCGTATGGCGTTGTCTACATCTATGGATGGTGACTTCGACACAGGTAACGTTCGTTACAAGGCCCGTGAGCGTTATAGCTTCGGCTGGTCTGATCCTCTGGGCGTTTTTGGTTCACCCGGTTCGTCCTGATAAAAACAGCCTCACAAGGGCTATTTGGGGCCACCTTCGGGTGGCCTTTTTATTGTCACAAAGGTAAACTACGATTAACCTGCAGTCGGGCGGACTGTTTAACTTTTAGGGGCATATCATGAAATTTGAAATGGAATTTGGTTACTTTGGTAATAACAAAATCGCTATTGAGACTAATGACTTTGACATGATTCAAATCTTTCAAGAGTTCATTCAGTTCCAAGAGAACTATGGCTGGGCTGTTGAGTACGTAGCCGTGCCTGATGATGAAGATCTGTTTGAGGATGAAGACGATACTGAAGAAGAGTTGGATGGCGCTGTGGCTGAAGCCGCAGAAGAAGCTGCTCAAACAGAGTGATACTAGGGGGCCTTGGCCCCCTTCTTCTTTTTGGCTTTTTTGTTTTGGTGTTCTTCGTAGTGGTGTATGCGGTGGCAGTTGGCGCAAAGCACAACACACTTCTTGACTTCTTCAATGGCTTTTTTGAATGCCCTGTTTTTAACCAGAGCGTTTACTGAATATTCTTTGGTAGCTCGGTCTACGTGGTGAAAGTCAAATGTAGCGGGGTGGTTTTGGCCACATTTTATGCAAGACAATGTAGCTTTAAAGCTACGCCACTGTTCTTTGTACGCCTTGGCCGAGGTTTTACTTGCTGCAATAATAGACGCCTTGTTGTTGGCATAGTACGTACGAGCGTACTCTTTTTGTTTAGTTTGCTTAACTTTTGGGTCTTTATACGGCATGCTGTATCCGGTACTTCCAATACAACGCCGTTTTAAAACCCCAAGGGTCTGACGGCTCAAACATTTTGAAACCTGTGGCAATTAAGTTGTTTGCCGATGCTGGATTGTGGTGGGTGTCGGTAATGACCCAGTTCATGCCTAGCGCTTTTGCTTTCCGAATACGTGCCCTAAGAAGCCTTTTCTGTAAGCCCCGTCCTTGATGAGCGCGTGTAACACCTGCGCGGCACAGATACATAGCATCAGCCCAACGACTAGAGGGAACAATACCACCGAAGCCAACCGCCTCACCACGATGTGTGTAAACGACATACCAGTATCCTTTTGTAACCGGGTAAATTTTGTCAGCGGGAAGGCAGTTTTTCTGCAACCAATTGAGCAGATGTACCACTTCGGGTACGGTAGTGTCGACCTGAACAACGCTGTATTTCATGCACGCATATTGCCGAAAAATTGTGACAAGAAAATAAATGTTGCACGGCGTAAAAAGCCATGATATAAACACAGCAATCCGGGCTTTCCGGTGCATCAAACAGTCCCGGCTGACGACATACCGATTGATGCACTTCACTTGTATGTAAGGAGATCCTCATGGGATTCGCAACTCACCTTGGCCCTTGGCTCTTGGGCACTGTCAAAAACACAACCGGCACTACTGCTGGCACAGTTCAAAACACTGGCTGCACAATCGTAGCTCAAACATTCAATCTGACTGCTACTCAAGTAGCTACAGGTAGCATTTCCGCTGGGTATATTCCTGCTGGCGCTGCAATCACTTCAGTTCAGATCTTGACAACTACCTTGTTTGCTTCAGCTACTACGCTGAAAGTCAGCATTGCTGGTGTTGATACAGCGACTGCAACCACAATCACATCTGCTGGCACATACCCCATCACTTTTGCCGCAGGTTTCACACCTACTCAAGCAAACGTTGGCGCTACTGATGCGGCATTGACATTCACTACTACCGGCTCTTCATCGACTGGTGCTGCGACTGTGATCGTTGCTTATATTGTGCGCAACTCTGACGGCGCAATGCAACAAGCTGGTCAGCAAAACTAATTAATCTAGGGGGCTTCGGCCCCCGTTTACAAGGAGATTAATTATGACGATGCAAACAGATGTTAAAGCGGCGCATTTAAACCAATCTGGTTTTTTAACCAAGTTTCGCTGTCGTAAAAAACAAGTTACCTTGGCTGGAAACGCAAGCCAGTCCGGAAAATTGGCATTTTTTGATACACAAACAGCGCCTGTAACTTCAGGTAATTATGGTCGTTCAGGCACTACGATTACGGTGTCTTCAACGGCGCATGGGTTGTCTACTGGCGCAACAATTGGAATTTCGTTTAATACAAGTTCTGGTGTATCTGCAACAGACGGCAACTACACTATTACCGTGACGGATGCCAACACATTTACCATGACAGACATTAACTCTGGAACGGTTACAAATGCTGGTACGGGATGTCAATACGTGGTTGGTAATACAAATTTGTGGATTGCCACTTACGAAACTTTATCTGGCGCAACCTCTACGCAACAATTGCTTGTTCCCGGAGAAGGCCAATTGTGCGCAAACGGTATTTACGCATACATGTCCAACATGGGTTTTGTGACTATCCACTATGGCTGAAACAAAACAAGCAACATTGATGGGGCGCAAGCTGTTCATAGGCATCCCAGCTTATGACGGCAAGCTAAATATCAAGACCGCATTTGCTCTGGCGCAGTTAATGCCCAAGGCGATGAGTCTTGGGGTGTCCGTCACGTTGTCTGATTTGTCAAACTGCTCCATCATTACCATGGCGCGTAATGCCTTGGTGCATGAATTCTTAAAAACAGATTGCACAGAGCTTTTGTTTATTGACGCTGATGTGGTTGTTCAACCCGATGACATCATGCGATTGATGGCCCAAAGCGGGGGCAAAGACATTACCGCTGGGGCATATCCACGCAGAGCCAAGGATGCTAAGTTCTTTGCAGATATTTACTTTGATGAAAACGGCAATCTAGAGTTTGATGGCTCTTTGATGCGTTTAAAGCGTGCGCCTACTGGGTTTATGTTGATTCAGCGTCATGTCATTGAGCAAATGGTTTTTAACCATCCAGAGTGGACATACGAGAAGTCTCCAACAGAGAAGATGTCAGCCGTGTTTGACTTTGCCATTGTGGATGGCAAGTACGTGGGCGAAGATTACTTGTTCTGTGACAGAGCTACGCAGATGGGGTTTACGGTTTACATCGACGTTGATATTAGCCTACCCCACGTTGGGCAGGAAATGTTTGAGCGCAATTTCCGTGAAGAAGTTGTGATGCCGATGTTGGAAAATATCTACCAATCCAAACTGAGAGTTGTAAATGGCTAAAACAACTACAAAGAAAAAAGGCCCATCGCTGGCTGTTGGCCGTGGCGAGAAGCTACCCGTATCCAAGGGCGCAGGGTTAACTGCCAAGGGCCGAGCTAAGTACAACGCTGCTACAGGTAGTAACTTGAAGGCTCCACAGCCACAAGGCGGCCCACGCAAGAAATCATTCTGTGCTCGGATGTCGGGAATGCCCGGCCCCATGAAAGATGAAAACGGAAAGCCAACCCGCAAAGCGGCCTCTCTTGCAAGATGGAAGTGTTGATATGACTACGAACTCAGATACAGTTAAAAACACACTGGATATAGTTTCAGTGTTTGCAGCCGTGGGATCTTTTTTAGAAATGTTTACCCCAATATTTGGTCTTATTGGCGCAATCTGGACAGTGATGCGTATCGCTGAAATGATTGCGGGTAAACCCTTTGCTGAAATAATCCGAAGGAAAAAAGATGCCGTCGACGAGTAAAAAACAACACAACTTTATGGCGGCAATTGCGCATAACCCCGCGTTTGCCAAGAAGGTTGGAATACCGCAAAGCGTTGGAAAAGATTTTAACGAGGCGGATAAGGGTAAGAAGTTTGGTAAGGGCGGGGAAACTCGTCCAGATGTGCAAGGTATCAACAAGCCTAAAACCGATCACGGAAAAATGGCTTTTTTTAAAGAAGGTGGAAATATGGCTACTTCAAAAATGGGCGCTCCTATCATGAAAAAAGGTATGAGCACCGCCAAAGACGGTATGAAAAAAGCAACCCCCATGGCTGACACATCCATGATGGGTATGAAAAAAGGCGGCATGAAAAAGATGGCTGCTGGCGGTTATACACGTGCTGCTGATGGGATTGCTTCTAAAGGCAAAACCAAAGGTACGCAGATTGCCATGAAGTCTGGTGGCATGACCAAGAAGATGAACTACGGCGGCAAGTGCTAAGTCATGATGGCCAGCCGTGGGATGGGGGATATTTCCCCCTCCAAAATGCCCAAAGGCGTGAAAAAAGCACGCCGTGATGATACTGACTTCACCCAATACAAAGAGGGTGGGAAGGTAAACGCTGCGGGGAATTATACAAAGCCCAGTTTGCGCAAGCGAATTGTGTCTCAAGTAAAAGCCGCGGCAACTCAGGGTACTGGCGCAGGTCAATGGTCAGCCCGTAAAGCTCAGTTAGTTGCCAAGAAGTACAAGGCGGCTGGCGGGGGTTACAGAGATTGAAAGCGCCACAGAAATCCTTGAAGGATTGGGGCGACCAGAAATGGAGAACCAAAAGTGGAAAACCGTCTAGTAAAACAGGTGAGCGATACCTTCCAGAAGCTGCGATCAAAAGTCTCAGCGCGGCTGAGTACGCTGCTACAACTCGTGCAAAGCGTGCTGGCAAAAAAGCCGGGAAGCAATTCGTAGCACAACCCAAAACCATTGCAAAGAAAACGGCAGGATTTAGATAATGGCTACAAAAAACTGGATTAAAGACGCTATCAAGAAACCCGGAGCTTTGCGCTCTGCGCTTGGTGCTAAAAAAGGTGAACCCATCCCCGCCAAGAAGCTGGCAGCGGCAGCTAAAAAGCCCGGTAAAATGGGCCAACGCGCACGTCTGGCTGAGACTCTCAAAGGCATGAAATGACCACCTCCGGAATCGCAACGTTTAATCTTGACCTCTCAGAAATTGTTGAGGAAGCATTTGAACGCGCCGGTTCCGAGTTGCGCACGGGCTACGATTTACGTACTGCTCGTCGTTCATTAAACTTGATGTTTGCTGATTGGGCGAATCGTGGCATCAACATGTGGACTTTTGAGCAAGGGGCTATCACCCTTGTGCCCGGTCAAAACACATACGCCATACCTGCTGATACTGTTGACTTGCTTGAGCACGTGATTCGCACGGGCGCGGGTAGCGCATCTACACAAGCTGACTTAACAATCACGCGTATTAGTGTTTCTACTTACGCCACGATTCCAAACAAACTCCAACAAGCCCGACCAATTCAAGTTTGGTTCCAGCGTTTGGATGGCCAGACTTCATCAGTTGGCACAACTCTGTATGGCGCAATCACGGCCACAGATACAACAATTACGCTGACGTCCACAACTGGACTGCCAGCCACAGGTTTCTTGCTCATAGGCTCAGAAACCATTCAGTATGGCTACATCTCAGGTAACGTGCTATACAACTGCTTCCGCGGCCAAAACAACACGACAGCGGCATCACACGTGAACGGTACAGCTGTTTACGTGCAGAACTTACCAAGCGTCACTATGTGGCCGACTCCTGATAACAGCACAACGTATCAGTTTATTTACTGGCGCATGCGCCGTATTGACGATGCTGGCGGTGGTGTGAATACCATGGACGTGCCGTTCCGTTTCCTGCCCTGTATGGTGGCGGGGCTGGCCTATTATCTGTCGCTCAAAGTTCCTAATGGCGCTGAGCGCCTGCCTGTGCTTAAACAGCAGTATGACGAGGCTTGGGAGCTGGCCGCTACGGAAGACCGCGAGAAGGCCGCAGATCGCCTTGTACCTCGCCAGATGTTCATAGGCGGCGGAACCTGATATGGGAAACCGCTTCGCTTCTGGCAAGAACAGTATCGCCATATGCGATCGCTGTGGTTTCCAGTTCAAGTTAACTTCTTTGAAAAAGGAAGTTATCAAGACAAAGCTTTACAATTTGATGGTGTGCCCTACGTGTTGGGATCCAGATCAGCCGCAGTTGCAGTTGGGTATGTACCCAGTTGATGATCCGCAGGCTGTGCGTAACCCCCGCAAGGACACAACATATGTGACCGCAGGTTTGAATGGCTTGCAAGATACGGTAAATGCTAATGGCGGATACCCGACAGGCGGTTCACGAGATGTTCAGTGGGGTTGGAACCCTGTGGGCGGGGCGAGTAGTTTTGATGCAGTTTTAACACCAAACTACTTGGTGGCAACGGCATATGTTGGTACAGTTACGGTAACAGTTTCATAGGAGCTAAAAATGGCTAAAGAAGACATGAAGGCAGACAAAAAACAAGACGTCGCCTTAATCAAAAAAGCGTTCAAGCAGCATGACAAGCAAGAACACAAGGGCGGCAAGGGCACAGCCTTGAAGCTGAAAAAGGGCGGCCCTACGACCGATGACCGTATGCGTATGGGTCGTAACTTGTCACGCGCTAAAAACCAAACCACAGGTTAATATCATGGCCATCAACAACAAACCTGCTTCTGCATACGCCAAGCCCCACACAATGAGTGGTAAAGCTGTTGTTGCGTCTACAAATCCCGGCGTGCCTCCCAATCGTAGCAAGCTTGACTCTTTGGATGTCAGTGTTGGCGGGGTGAGCAAATCTGCTGGCGATGAGCCAGTTAAGACTTCCGGCATCAAGATGCGCGGCACAGGCGCGGCTACCAAAGGCACAATGTCACGCGGCCCTATGGCTTGAGGTATACATGAACTACACCCAGTTAAAAGCAGCTATTCAGGCATACACGGAGAACACGGAGACTAACTTCGTGGCAAATATCCCTGTGTTTGTGACGCAGGCTGAGCAGCGCATTTATAACTCGGTGCAGTTCCCTTCCATTCGCAAAAACGTGAATGGTGTTGTGTCTACAACTACACCTTATTTGAATGCCCCAGATGATTATTTGGCCACGTATTCTTTTGCGGTGATTGATGCTGCGGGCAACTACGAATATCTGTTGAACAAAGACGTTAACTTTATTCGTCAGGCGTATCCAAAAGTTACAGACACGGGGCTTCCAAGGTATTACGCACTGTTTGGCCCAAAGGTTACAGGCGCTACAGTTTCAGACACACTGTCTTTTATTGTTGGCCCTACACCGGATTCCAACTACACAGTCGAGCTGCACTATTACTACTACCCTGAGTCCATCACGGTAGCGGCAGATGGGCAAACATGGCTTGGCAATAACTTTGACACAGTGCTTTTGTACGCATCTTTGGTCGAGGCTTACACCTACATGAAGGGTGAGCAGGACATGATGCAGCTTTACAACACCAAGTTCATGGAAGCTTTGGCGCTTGCAAAACGTTTGGGCGATGGTATGGAGCGTCAAGACGCCTACCGATCTGGACAGTTCCGTCAGAAAGTAACTTGATATGGCGATTGTTCAGACCCAAACCACAAGCTTCAAAGCGGAGCTGTATCAAGGTATTCATGACCTGACAACTGATGTGATTAAGATTGCTTTGTACACGGCCAACGCTGATTTGAATGCTGATACTACTGTGTACAGCACAACCAATGAAGTAGCGGCTACTGGCACATATGCGCTTGGTGGTTCACAACTGACACCGATTACAGTCAGCACTTCTGGCTATACGGCTTACGTGGGATTCCCCAACGTCAGTTGGACTGCGGCACTTACGGCTCGCTGCGCGTTAATTTACAACGCAAGCAAAGGCAATAAGTCTGTTGCCGTGTTGGATTTTGGTTCAGATAAAACATCTACCACAACGTTCACCATCACAATGCCAACCAATGGCCCAACCACTTCATTGATTAGGAGTTCAAATTGATTGTTACGACAACCAAAGGCGATATGGACGACTCTCTTCTTGAGAAAAAAGAAGGTTTTGTTGATAATGACGACGAGTACACCACGTGGGTGGAGTATTGGTTGGATGGAGAACTTGTTCACCGTTCGGTGCATGTTCAGTTAAAAAAATCCGTGGTTCTTTCTGGTTCCACAGCTTCTTTTGAGTAAGGAAAAATCATGGCAAATACCCAAGCAATGTGCTCATCGTTCCTCGGCGAATTGATGACAGCCACACACAATTTCACTACAAGCACAGGTAACACTTTTAAAGCTGCTTTGTATTTGGCTTCTGCCACAGTGAACGCATCTACAACTGCGTACTCCGCTACTGGCGAAGTTTCAGGTACAAATTACACTGCTGGCGGCGTGACAGTGACAAACGGCACATCGCCCTTGTCTACAAATACATCTACCACAGCCGGTACAGGCTACTGGACACCCAGCGCAAGCATTACATACACCAACGTAACTTTGGGTACTGCTTTTGATGCTGTGTTGATTTACAACTCCACCAACAGTAACAAGGCTGTTAGCGTGCACACATTCGGTTCACAGACCGTGACTGCCGGTACATTCACGTTGACAATGCCTTCAAACACCACATCAACTGCGTTGCTGCGTTTAGCTACAACCTGATCCTCCATATTAGGAGGGCAGTAAATGGCAACCGCATGGGGCGCGAGTACATGGGGCAGTAATACATGGGGAGGGCAGCAAGCTGCTCTAACCGGTAATGCTGCGTCTGGCTCTGTTGGGTCGGTTACTGCATCTGTTGAATACCCCGTACCGATTACGGGCGTAGCGAGTTCCGGTACAGTTGGCTCAGTCGCGATTGGTTCAATTACTGTTGCATTAACGGGGGTTTCTGCCGCAGGTGCAGTTGGTACGGCTACAGTTGCTGCGCGGTCTTTTGCGCTGACAGGAGTTAATGCTTTTGGCGATGTGGGCTTGGTTGTCCCTGCCGCAGCCGAAGGCGAAGATGGCGTAGTTGCTACAGGTTCAGTTGGTACAGTAACGCCGACCAGAACAGTTGCTTTATCGGGCGTATCAGCCACAGGCGCGGTAGCTACTATCGGTTTTACTTACGGCGCTAACGTTAACGGTAATAGTGCAGCAGGTGCTGTTGCAACTCCGGAGTCTAGCAGAACAGTTGCGTTGACGGGTGTATCCGCTACAGGTGCTGCTGGTACAGCGGTATTTAACTGGCAAGCGGCGGGTATACAGGCTACTGGTTCTGTTGGCACTGTTTCAATGGGAGCGCGGACAGTTGCGCTTACAGGTATTAGCGGTTCGGGTTTAGTTGGTTCCGATGTACCTGTTAAAGAAGTAGCGATTACTGGCGTATCTGGGACAGGCGCAGTTGGCACAATATCAGTTGGGGCAAGGCTTGTCGCTATTACAGGCTCTCAGGCCATGGGTAACGTTGGCAATCTCGGTGTGTTCTACTGGTCATTAATTAATGACAACAACGATCCAAACTGGCAAAATATCAACACTGTTCAGTCTACGGACTGGACGCTAATTTCTACTTAGGAGCCGCAACATGGCAGCTACAACAGGTCAACTTGGTTTAGTCACCCCAACACAGGGCACGCTCTCTGGTACGTGGGGTGACACGGTCAACAACGGTATTACTGAATACGTCAATATTGCCATCGCTGGCACTTTGTCTTTTGCGGGTGACGGCGCTATTACTTTGGCCAACACAACCGGCGATGCAAGTGCAACAAATATTGGCTCAACCTCGGCGCAGTATGCGGTAATTCGTGTTACCGGCACATTGACCACTACTAAAGTTATTACAGCGCCCAGTTACAGCAAGCTGTACATGGTTGAGAACGCGGCTACTGGCGGTACTGTAACTTTTAAAGCTTCTGGTCAGTCAGGCGTATCAATCGCTATTGGCGAACGTGCAACGGTTTATTACAATGGCACGGATTACGTCAAAGTTGGATCAAACTTTGTAAGTGGTGTACTGCCTGTAGCCAACGGCGGCACAAATGCTTCATCTGCAAGCATCACAGCTTTCAACAACATCACAGGTTACACAGCCTCTGGCGCTACAGGAACAACCAGCACAAACTTGGTGTTCTCTACAAGTCCTACATTGGTAACACCTTTGTTGGGTACGCCAACTTCTGGAAACTTATCTAACTGTACTGCTGACGGCACAACTGCTGTTGGTTTCTTGAGCATCCCGCAAAACAGTCAGTCAACGGCGTACACAACTGTGTTGGCAGACTCTGGCAAGTGCATTTTCCACCCAGCTTCTGATGCCAACGCCCGTACGTTTACTATTGCAGCTAACAGCTCAGTGGCTTATCCTATTGGCACAGTGCTCCAGTTCATCAACATGACTTCACAAGTTGTAACGATCGCCATCAATACTGATACGCTTACATGGGCGCAGGGTGGCGGCACTGGAAGCCGAAGCTTGGCGCAATATGGCGTGGCCAACTGCGTTAAAATTGCTTCAACTCAATGGCTCTTAACAGGGACTAACGTAACATGAGCGGAATACTTAGTGCTTTTGTCGGCGGTTCATACGGATCGCCCCCCGTCAACACTGTTGCTCCAGTTGTTTCTGGAACTGCCACGGTTGGTCAAACACTAAGTACAACCAATGGCACATGGACGGGTGTGCCCTCGCCTACGTTTACGTATCAATGGCAACGTGCCGGATCAAACATCGGCAGTGCAACATCCAGCACTTACACGCTTGTGGCTGCTGATGCAGGCAACACAATTCGCTGCGTGGTGACAGGAACAAACGCTATTGGTTCCTCTTCAGCTAATTCCAACTCAACTGCTTCTGTGGCGGCTACAGTTCCCGGCGCACCAACAATTGGTACAGCCACATCAACTGGCTCAACAACAGCAACTGTTGCGTACACAGCACCAGCAAGCAACGGCGGTGCAACAATTACTTCTTACACTGCGGTGTCTTCGCCCGGAAGTATTACTGGTTCGCTGTCTACTTCAGGCTCTGGAACAATTACAGTTTCTGGTTTGTCACCTTCTACAAGTTATACGTTTGTGGTGTACGCAACCAACTCTGCTGGTAATAGCGCAAATAGTTCAAGCAGTAATAGCATTACAACAAGCGCGGCAACAGGACAAGCAACATACACATCTCCCGGAGTGTATTCATGGGTTGTTCCTGCAGGGGTTACTCGTATTTCTGCCATGGCAATATCAGGAGGCGGTGGTGGTCACGGTTCACCTAATGCTGGCGGTGGTGGCGGCGGTGGCTTGGTTTATACAAATAATGTAACTGTTACTCCGGGCTACACATTTACGGTACGAGTTGGTCAGGGTGGAAGTGGAGGCGCCTCTGGATATTGTGGTCAGGTAGGAACTCTCTCACAAATTACAGGGCCATGTGGTAGCAATCCTATTATCACTATGGCTGGTGGTGGAGGCGGTAACTCCGGTACAGGCGCTAATAATGGAAATGTTTACCAAGGGTCAGGCGCTGTAAATTATGGTGGCAACGGGGGTGGAGGCGCTTACTCCTCAGTTACAGCTGGTGGTGGAGGCGCGGCTGGATATTCTGGAACAGGTGGTAGAGGCCAAGGTAGTGCTGGGGGTTCAACGGCTGGAAGTGGAGGCGGTGGAGGCGGTGGAGGTGGCGCTTCCGCTTACTTTAGCAATGCTTCTGGCGCTAATGGTGGCGGTGTTGGAATTTATGGCCAAGGCTCAAATGGTGCTGCTGGTACTGACGGAGGTTGTGGTGCGGCTGGTGCAGGTGGTGCAGGAAGCGGCGGAAGCGGCCAAAGCTATGGCGGAGGTGGCGCGGGTGGTAGATTTACCTATAACTGTTGCTGTGGTACTTCGTACTATGGAGGTAATAGTGGCGCAGGTGGCGCAGTTCGCATCTTGTGGCCCGGTAACACTCGCTCGTACCCATCAACTAACACAGGTGACTTGTAATGGAATTATTTATTCGCGTAGATGAAAATGGGAACACCGTAGATCACCCAATTTTGGGAGATAATTTTAGACAAGCGTTTCCTCACATTGATGTTGACAACTTGCCATCAGAATTTGCAAGGTTTGTTCGTGTTCCTAGTCCTAGCCTAGGTATGTACGAAGTATTGGTAAGTGATGAGCCAAACTATCAAAGAATTGATGGCGTTTTTACGGATGTTTGGGACATTCGTGAGATGACACCTGAAGAAAAATCGGCAAAGCAACAAGCTGTACGCAATGCTTTTAATGCTCGTCCACAATTTGAAAATTGGTCAGCATGGGTGCTTGATGAAGCAACTTGCACAATGCAACCGCCAATTCCAAGACCAGATAAAAATCAAGCGCAAATTGCACTGGGTATTTATACATATTGGTGTGGTGCTGAAAATGGTTGGAAAGAAACACCAGCCAAACCTAATGATGGCAATGAATACAAGTTTGATTTTTTTATTTGGGAATGGATTGTAATTACGCCATGAGTAAAGTAACAAAGAAACAAAAAGTATGCAAAGCCGCTGAATCAGTGGCGCAAGTGGTGCAAAACACGCAACTTCAAGTTGCATACCATTTTCCTTGCCCAATTTACATCATTGAACGTCCTGATTTTTTAGAGGCGGTTAAAGCGGTTTCTGAAGAATCGTTGGAACGGCAGCGAAAAGTGCGCGACTTGGATGAGATTTACCCAATCTACCAATCAGAAAGTTATTTTGCTGACCCTCGCGTAGCCGCGTTTACTGAGTTTGCTGGCGCTACTGCTTGGAACATTTTAAACGAGCAAGGCTATGCCATGCAGAATATGGCGGTGCAGTTTACAGAAATGTGGACACAAGAGCATCACAAGCATTCAGCAATGGACGCGCACGTTCACGGGTATGGCTCTCAAATTGTTGGTTTTTATTTCCTTGAGACACCTGAAAATTGCTCCCGTGTGGTGTTCCATGACCCGCGTTCAGCCAAAGTGCAGATTGATTTGCCAGAGCAGGATGTGAACATGGCAACTCCCGCCAGCAAGATGATTAACTTTACGCCAAAACCCGGCATGATGATTTTTGCTAACTCATGGTTGATGCACTCGTTTACACGTCATGCAGCAGAGCAACCCATCAAGTTTGTGCACTTTAATTTGACGGTGATCCCTCAGCAAACTTGTGAGTTACCTCCAGCCGCTGAAATTGTATGAACACGTACCAGATCAGATTCAACAAAACCCGTGGGCAAGCTGGCCGCGGTTCGATGGATCACGTCTGGCGTGTTTTTGAAAACGGCAAAGAGTTTTTGTTTAAGAACCTTGACATCACTGCACCCATCAAAAGCGAAAAAGATGCGAATGGCGTGGATTACAACATTGTCTGCCAAGGCTACATGACGATTGATCGAGATACCTCGACTGCCGTTATCACAGCCAAGGTAAAAGTACATGAATTAGTATGATAAATGCGCTGGCTTCTTCTACCACTGTTGCTGTGTCTGGCAGGAGCCACCGCAAATGAAAGATGTGTTGTTAATGACTTCTACGGGTTAAGTTGGATCGGTGATCCAAGCCTGCGGCATTCGCAGTTGTCCATGTGGCTGACTACGAATGGTGGTAATTGCAGTACAGAGCAGTTGCTGGTGATCTGGAACAACTTGGCGATGTGGGCGGGGGCGGCGGATTCGTCAGAGCTTAGAGTCAAGCTGCTTCATGCGTATGCAAGGGCGGCGGAGCGTGAAAAGAAATGATCCAGCTCCACAAATGGTTTCCTTTTGTACTGCCCGGGCCGCATGACATTAGGGCCATCGCTGTGGAGCGCCGCGCTGAAAGACTTGAATTTGAGCAGAGGCAGGAAGAAAAAGCCGAAAAGGTGCGCAAGGCTGTTGAAACGTACGACCTTGAGTTGTACAACAAACGTGCCGAGCAGCACAGTGTTGAGCTTGAGATGTTCAAAGACCGCAAACGATTTGATAAATTTGCTTAGGAGTTGAAATGGATAAGCAGCAAGATATAGATCGCAGACTGACATACTCGGTCACTATGATGGTGGCCTCCACGCTTTGCTTGTCGGTATTGGGTATGGTAGGGGCTTTCTTGCTCGGCTTATGGGCTAAGGAAGTTGATAATGCCGAGATCTTCAGTATGCTTCACCCGGCTTTCCAAACCATCATCGGTGGCTTCATCGGCCTTCTGGCTGGCGTAAAGTTGGGCCAAGGCAACAAGAACAACCACTGTAAACACTGCGGAGAATAACCATGTTTGATATTTTATCTGGGGGCTTACTTGGCTCCATCTTTGGCGGCGTGTTCCGCCTTGCGCCTGAAGTCTTGAAATATTTTGACAAGGCTAATGAACGCAAACACGAGTTGGCAATGTTTGAACAACAATGTCAATTAGAAACCTTGCGTGGTCAGCAGAAGTTGGCTGAGATTGGCGCACAGCGTGAGGCCGCAGTAGATGTGGGCGTTATGGATGCGTTCAACTCCGCCATTCAACAACAAGCCGATATGGTTAAAGCTGCCGGTGGTTGGGCTGCATCGTTGTCTGCATCCGTTCGTCCAGTCGTTACTTACTGGGTATTGTTTATCTGGAGCTTCATCCATGTTTGGTTTGCCTATAACGCATGGACTATGGGTTCTCCCCCAACCGAAGTGTTCAAAACAATGATGACTCCAGACTTCTCGGCTTTGCTGGCTGGGACAATTAATTTCTGGTTCCTCGACCGTACTTTGGCTAAACGTGGGCTATGAACCTAGAGTTAGCCGCCTCTCTGTGCCGTCAGTTTGAGGGCTACCGTGCCAAGCCGTACCTGTGTCCGGCTGGCATTCCCACGATTGGATACGGCAGTACCTATTACTCTGATGGCCGTAAGGTAGATTTAAACGATCCACCGATGGATGAACCCACGGCTCGGGCACTTTTGATGGTTGAGCTAAACCATACTTACCTACCCGGAGTTTTGCGTAACTGCCCCGGTCTAATTACTGACGAGCGTAAGTGCAACGCCATAGTTGACTTCTGCTACAACCTTGGTATAGGACGCTTGCAAACAAGCACGTTAAAGAGGAAAATCAACGCCAATGATTGGGACGGGGCCAAGGAACAACTGATGCTCTGGACTAAAGGGGGCGGCAAGGTACTGCCGGGACTACTAAAACGCCGCACTGCCGAGTGCGCACTGCTGGACTAACCGATGCCATTACAAAAGATTCTGTTTAAGCCGGGCGTCAACCGGGAGAATACTCGCTACACAAATGAGGGTGGCTGGTATGAGTGCGACAAGGTTCGTTTTCGTCAAGGCACTCCGGAAGTTATTGGCGGCTGGCAACCCATCTCCGGCTACACATACCAAGGCGTATGCCGATCACTTTGGAATTGGTCCTCACTGGCTGGCGCTAACTATATTGGCGTTGGCACAAACGTTAAATTTTACGTTGAAAATGGTGGGTACTACTATGACATCACGCCGATTGCTTCCACAGTAACGCTGGGCACAAACCCATTTACGGCCAACGGCACAACCACAGTAACAGTTACAGCCTCAACAACCGGTTTGACGATTGGCACGTTTGTCACGTTCTCTGGCGCTACTGGTACATACGCTTCTACTTTTAACGCCCAGTACCAAATTCAAACTGTAGGCGCTAGCTCATTTACGATCACAGTTGGCTCGGCTTTGACTGCTGGATCGTACGGTGGCTCTGCTGTTTCTGCGGCTTTCCAAGTAAGCGCTGGCCCTGCCACTCCTGTTCCTTTGCTTGGTTGGGGCGCTGGTACTTGGGGGCAGTTGGGCACAACATGGGGTAACGGCGGCACTTCTACATCAGCACTGCGCTTGTGGAACCAAATTAACTACGGCCAAGATTTAGTCTACGGCCCCCGTGGTGGTGGGTTGTACTACTGGTCAGCGACATCCGGTACAGGCACTCGCGGCGTGTTGCTTAACTCCAAAGGCGGCACAGTCACGTTTACTAATGCTTCCCCCACGCTTGTTACCTCTACGATTGAGTACACAGAAGGCGCGGCTTTGCAATTCTCAGGTGGCTCTTTACCGTCTGGAGTTTCTGCGGCAACTACGTACTATGTGTATCAAGTTAACGGGCTGACATTTAATTTGTTGGATACTGCGGGAAACCCCGTCAATACAACTTCTACAGGCTCTGGCTCGGTGTCACTGATTGTGGACGTGCCAACTGTGCAGAACAATCTGACAGTTTCGGACACTTCCCGTTTTGTGATTGTGTTTGGTTGCAACGATTACGGCTCGAGCACAATGGATCCAATGTTGATTCGCTGGTCTGCGCAAAACGACCCGTACAACTGGACACCTGACCCGACTAACCAAGCTGGGTTTGTTCGCCTTTCTCATGGCTCACAGATTGTGACCACGGTTCAGACCCGCCAAGAGATTGTTGTGATTACCGACTCAAGCGTGTATTCGCTCCAGTACCTTGGCCCCCCATACGTGTGGGCACCGCAGTTGCTAGGTGACAACATTTCAATCATGAGTCCCAACGCGGCTGTGATTGCTTCTGGTGTTATCTACTGGATGGGCGTTGACAAGTTCTATGTATATGATGGTCGTGTACAGACGCTTAACTGCGACCTGCGCCGCTACGTTTTCCAAGACCTTGACCAGACACAGGCATTGCAAGTTTTCTGCGGCACAAACGAAGGCTTCAACGAAGTGTGGTGGTTCTATTGCTCTTCTGGCAGCTCAACCGTAGACAAGTACGTGGTGTACAACTACCTTGAGAAAGTCTGGTACTACGGCACGATGGCACGCACAGCATGGTTGGATTCTGGCTTACTGCCGTTCCCGATTGCAGCAACATATAGCAACAACATCGTCTTCCATGAAGACGGGTTAAATGACAACACAACAGGTACAAATAACGCGATTGATGCTTATATCAGTTCGTCTGAGTTCGATATTGGCGACGGCCACAACTTTGGTTTTGTCTGGCGCGTGCTTCCGGATTTAACTTTCTCTGATTCATCTAACGCACCCAACGGCGATGTGCCCAAGGTAACAATGACGTTGTACGGTCTGACCAATTCGGGTTCCGGCAGGACAAGTAGCGCAAGCCAGAACGTATCTAGCAGCAGTGCATACGACATTACGGAAGAGTTCACGGGGCAGATTTACACCCGCATGCGTGGCCGTCAAATGATCTTTAAGATTGAGTCAAACCAAGTCAACACTGCTTGGCAGTTGGGCGCACCCCGTATCGACATTAGACCGGACGGCAGACGCTAATGGCTAACAATGATCGCATCATTAACCCGGCAGCCCCTAACTTACCGTTGGGCGGTACAGAGTACGAACGACAGTGGCAAGATCAGTATTCCAACGTTTTGCGCCTGTACTTCAACCAACTGCGTAATGCACTGACCGAGTTACTTGGTAATGTTGGCGGGCGGTACGTTGCGTTCCCTTACGGCGCGTTTCACCAAAATGGGTATACAACTTTAACTAACGCTATACCGACTTCAGGCTCAACTGCAACTATTGTTGTTGGTTCAACTGTGGGATTTGCATCTGCTGGAACTATTATTATTCAAAAAGAACTAATTAGTTATACAGGCAAAACTGCCACTACATTTACGGGCATTACTAGATCGCAGTACGGTTCATCAGGCGCTTCACATGCTGCGGGTGTTTATGTATCGGAAGCTCAGGCGGTACCCTCTGCAACTACGGCTTTAGCTATCCCATTCGATACGACAGATGCTAGCAATCAAGTGTCTTTAGACCCCACAGATAACACCAAAGTTGTTTTTGCTATTGCTGGGTATTACAACATCCAGTTCAGCATTCAGCTTTTAAACGCTAAAAGTTCAATAGATAACGTAACTCTTTGGTTTAGGCAGAACACTGTTGACATTCCATATTCGGCTGGTATTGCAACCGTTCCTCTTGGCCCCGGCACTACTTTAGGCGCAAGTCTTGTGGCTTGGAACCTAGTTTTACCTGTAAACGCTGGTGATAATATCCAGTTAATGATGGCTTCAGAATCTGGAGATACAGTAGCGGGCACTTATCCACCCGGAACAGCACCTGTGCACCCAGCAGCCCCATCCATCATTCTTACTGCAACATTTGTGTCTGCGCTTCCACCATGATATTATCGACCAACCCCCATTTTGAGAGGCAAAAATGAGCCTTCACGTACTAGCCGAGCACATGGCATCCAAAGGTCGCAACGGCGATTCGATGCTTGTCCATATGACCCCCGGAGAAGTCGCTGGACTTCATGCCCTTGCTGTTAAACATGGCGGGCAACTGACCATTAACCCAGATACGGGTTTACCCGAAGCTAACTTCCTTAAGTCTATTTTGCCAATGTTGGCAGGTCTTGCTCTTGGCCCCGCCGGTTTGGGTTTGACTATTGGTGGTTTATCAAGCGCGGCTACCGCGGGCTTGCTGGTTGGTGGTGTTACTGGATTGGCTACGGGCAGTCTGTCCAAAGGCTTGATGGCTGGTTTGGGTGCGTATGGTGGCGCAGGTATTGGCGAAGGATTGGTAAATTTAGGTAGTACCGGTTTTAGCCCCGAAACCCTTGCGCAAGCCAATAAATCTGTAGACCCAATTGCTGCACTTAGCGAAGCACCTAAACAGGCAATTCCTACGGGGTTTGAAGCTGCTAAAGCTGGTTTGACTACTGCCTTAGATGATCCTAAAGCGTTGTTAAATCAAATGGGTGGCGCAAAAGGCGCACTTACTACCGTAGGTATGGCGGCAGCCCCTATCCTTGCTGACCAGATGGTTCCAACAACCACCAAAGCTCCTGCACCCATGAACCCCGGAATGATTCGCCAAAAGATTTGGGATGGCCGTCAGTTTGTGGACGTTGGCCCTGTTGCGGCTGACCAGTTTGGTAACAAAAGTTTCTCTGATGTTTTTAAAGGTTATAGCGCCAAAGATGGCGGTATCGTTGCTTTAGCGGATGGTGGTGCGGTGCGTATGGCTGATGGTGGTTATACACAAGATCAAATCAATGCCGCCCTTGCAAGCGAAATGGCTGCGCGCCCCGGTACTTCTCAGGCTGACTTGGCCAACTATGCTAAGTCCCAGTACGGTTTGACAGACGCACAAATTAACGCTGCATACGCCGCGCAACAACCCCCTGCCCAAGCGCAAACCGCAGCCCCAGTTGATTACAATAAATTGGCAACGCAGTATGTAGCAGGAGCAATGGGGCCAGACGAAACAACAAACCAATTTATCTCTGGTGCAAACACTGCCGGTATTGGTTTGACTCAACCTTTGGCCACTGCTTTGCAAAATTCAGGTTTGTCTGCTGGTGCTCAGTATGCACTGACTCACGCTGACATTGGCCCTTCTTCTAACGCTGCCGAAACTTATGGTGGTTTAAAGGGTTTGAGCAACAACATCAATTATGCGCTTAGCCAATACAACGCAGACCCTACCAATAAACTTAAAACTGCTGACCAAAAACGGGCAGAAGCAAGGGCGGCGCTGGGTAAAGATTTGACTGAAGCTGATGTTATTCGTGCAACAGGTAAAACAATCAACGAGTTGTTCCCCAAGACAACTACAGTAACGCCAACAGGTGTATACGGTGAATACGGCAACAACACAGGCAATCCTTTGACGTCAACTTCTGGCGACATTGGTATGAATCCTGACGGCACAGTGACTGTAACGCCTAATATTCCCGGTCGCCCCCAAGGTGGATTTACGGGCATGGGCCAAGTTAAAAATGCTTACACTGCTGGCGGTGGTAGTTTGGGTTACATTCCATACGCACCTAAAACGATTGACGAGTTCAACGCCAAATACGCTGACCGTATGAGTGGTGATTCCAAAGCCGCTTATGATTACCTTACAGGTAAAGCCGGTGCCGCATACCCTGTTAAATCCACAGTGGGTCAGATTTCTCGCCCATACGATGAGGCAGTTTTGGGCTACCCTGCACGGGGCAACTTGCCATACATATATGACAAAGCCACCGGTAAAATGGTGCGTAACATGGACTACATAGCGCCAGCCCGTGATTCAAGCGGTAACGTGGTGTACGGTATGTCGCTGAACGACGTTAAGAAATATTTAACTGATTCACCATTGTCAGGCCAAGCCTTGTACGACTGGGCTAAAACAAACAACTTGTCTGCCCAACAGATTGCAGATGCCACAGGTCAATCTCTGTCACAGGTGTATGCGCAATTCCGCGCAGGTCAGCAGGCTGCGACAGCCACTGATAAAAAGAAAGCCGATGAAGCTGCTGCAACAGCCGCGGCAGCTAACGTTTCTCAAGATGGTGGTACGAGTGGGGGCGTTAGTGCTAGCTCTGGCGATAGTTCGGGCGACAGTGGCGATGGTGGAGATGGAGGCACTTCCGCTAAACGCGGTGGATTGCAACTTGCGTACGCTATGGGTGGCATGTCTTACTCTGGCGGTGGCCTTGGCACATTGGGTGGTTACTCTGACGGTGGCCGTTTGCTCAAAGGCCCCGGTGATGGCGTGTCCGATTCCATACCCGCAACGATTGGCGCTAAGCAACAACCCGCACGCCTTGCCGATGGTGAGTTTGTAGTGCCTGCGCGTATTGTATCTGAGTTGGGTAACGGCTCAACAGATGCAGGTGCTAAGAAGCTTTACGCCATGATGGATCGCGTGCAACGTGCGCGGGGTAAAACCACAGGCAAAAACAAAGTTGCGGCCAATACCCGCGCTGACAAATATCTTCCCGCTTAAGGAATAGATCATGGCTGATCCACAAATTTCGCAGATAACGCAGTCGCAAACCACAATCCCCGACTATGCAAAACCGTACGTTGAGAATTTATTAGGGCAAGCGCAAGCCTATACTGACCCTTCTCAAAACCCCTATCAGCAGTATATGGGGGAGCGTCAGGCGCAGTTCTCGCCTTTGCAGCAAATGTCTTACGACAATGCGGCGTTGATGCAGTCTCAACCCCAGTTGCAAGATGCCTCGGCTTTAGCGGGCATGGCTGGTCTGGGGGCACTCAATACACAATATACCTTCCGCCCCGCTAACTTCTCCTCTGCTGATGCTCAGAGTTTGATGAACCCCTACATGCAGAATGTGGTGGAACGTCAGCAACAGGATGCAACACGCCAAGCCGCTATCGCTGCCCAAGCTCAAGGTGCGCAAGCTGCACGCGCAGGCGCGTTTGGTGGAAGCGGTGACTATCTCATGCGTGCACAAGCCGCAGGTAATCTGGCACGTCAAAAAGGCGACATCCAAGCTACAGGGTTGAACAATGCGTATGGCCAAGCTCTACAGCAATACAACACCCAGAACCAACTGAACGCTCAGCAACAACAGTTTGGCGCGGGTCTGGGATTGCAAGGTTTACAAACAGCCAACACTGCCGCGCAGAATTTGGCCAACATTGGTCAGACGCAGTACGGTCAGAACATGGGCATCAATCAGTTGCAGAACCAGTACGGCTTGCAGCAACAGCAGCAACAGCAAAACATTCTGAACAATCAGTATCAGGATTTCCTGAACTACCAGAACTCACCATATAAGCAGATGGGCTTCATGTCCGACATCTTGCGTGGCTTGCCTTTGACTCAGCAGTCTTCGACCATGTACCAGACTCCCCCTTCATTGGGTTCGCAGTTGGTTGGTGCAGGTACGTTGGCGGCAGGTGTTGCACTCAAAGCTAAAGGTGGTTCGATTAAAGAGAAGCCCGCTGGTCTGGCTGATCTGGCTTTATCCAAAATGGCGTAAGGAAGTAACATGGCGATCGATCAAAGAAACATCTCCGCTGAACTGCGCATGATGAATGACCAGCAATTGCAGCAATACGCTGCGATGCACAAAGCCGACCCTTACATTTTCCCTTTGGCTTTCCAAGAGAGCCAGAACCGTCAAGCATTGCGTGCAGGGAAAACTGCACAGATGGCTGGTATGGAACAGCCCAAGGTGGCGGATGCCGCACTGATGGCAATGACGCCAACAGCAGCCCCTGAAATGCAGGGCATCGGCAAGCTACCTGCTCCCAATATGCAACACATGGCTGACGGCGGTATCGCAGGGTTTGACGAAAGCACTAACTCACCCATGTCCCGCGAAAACTTAGATGGTATGGGCAACACGGGTGGTATGTTCAACTACGCCCAAGATGGTGGCGGCGTTATGCGCATGGCAGCGGGTGGACACATTCCACGTTACGGTGGCCCCACAGATGGTGAAGACCCCGATCAAGTTGTGTCTGATGATAATAGGTCTTTTATTGAAAAACTGTTGTATTCAAATCTTACCCCCGCAGAACGGGCGCGTAAGAAATCATTGGAAGACCAAGCAGAAGGCAGGCGCACTACTAAAACTTCTCTTAACGCGGAACGCGACCGCAATATGGCAGAAGTTAACCGTAGTAACCCTAACAAAACCCAAGAAACACTGGAGCGTGTGGGACTTGCTACTCGCCAAAACCAACCTACTCAACAAGTAGTTGGACAGCCAGCCACCCCTGCTAATCCACCGAGCGTTAAGGTTCCTAGCGTGGGCACAAACAAACCCGCGCCTGCGCCTGCGCCTGCGGCACCTACCGAAACCGCCGCTACTACTGTAGGTACACCCGCGTACACACCAAGCAACCCTGAAGACATCCGCAGAACCGCCGACACAATGGCCAAGCCTGAGTTGGAAGAAATCCAAAATGCTTATAAGCCATACGCCGAGCAGTTTGGTCAGGAACGCACTCGTCTTGCAGAACGCGAAAAAGGCAACCTCAGTGATGCATTAATCCGCGCAGGTTTGGGCATGATTGGCGGCAGGTCACAGTTTGCCGGAGTTAACATTGGCGAAGGTGGTATCCAAGGTCTAAATGCTTACCAAGAAGCGCAGAAGGCCGATGATGCCGCACGTAAAGCTTTGATGCAGTCTGAGATGCAAATGGCTGCTGCGCAACGCGCTGAACGTACAGGTGCCCGTAGAGATGCCGTGTCTTTGACGCATCAAGCAGAACAGTCTAAGCAGGTGGCCGTACAGTTGGCAAACCAATCTCAGCAGATTAAAAATACCGAAGCGTTCCAACAAGGCCAGCTCGAACATTACAAACGCGCTGATGCTGCCGCTATGCTAGCTGCCCAAAACCGTGGTTTGGGCGCAAACGCTAACGAGAACAAGTTAATTTTGAACGCTTTGGTTAAAGAGCGTGACGATATTGCTAAACAACTTGATCCAAAAGCCAACCCCTTTATTCATCTGTCTAAAAATGCGGAAGAAAAGGCACGTTTGGTCGCACGTCGAAATCAGTTAAACGCAGCTATTGCAGGGATGACGCCAGAAGGTACAATCCCATCTGGGCTAACGCTCGCAGGCTCCCCCACTGGAAGTGGTGGCGGGGATAAAGTTATAGATTTCAATAAGATATAGCATCATGGCATATTCGATTCGCCTCCCAGACGGAACCCTTGTACAGAACATACCTGACGAAGTAACCCCGGAGGCGGCGAAAGCTAAGATTCTTCAAGCCCGTCCTGACCTTGCCCCCAAAGAGCGTTCACTGACTGAGGCTGCAACCGATATAGGCGCTAGTGCCATATCGGGGCTTGGCAGTTTGGTGCAGCTACCCGGCCAACTGTATGGGTTGGCCACCGGTAATATGGAAAAGACCGGTACATTGGGGCTTGGGGAAAACATTCAGAAGTACGGCGAAGAAATGAAATCCGCGGGTTTAAAAGCCCGTGAAGCCGCCCGCGCACGTAATGTGCAAGAAGCCGAAAAGCGTGGCCAAGGCGCTGCGTTTGTAACATCTTTTGCCGAAACCCTCAAAGACCCTGCCCTGCTTACATCGTTCCTTGCTGAGCAGGTGCCACAGCTTCTAGTACCCGGAGCCGGTGCTGGTATTGCAGGGCGTGCAGCCCTCAAGCGTGGTATTGCCGCGGGGGTTGAAGAAGCTGCCGCTAAAGAAGCCGCTGTTCAAGCAGGCACACGTGCCGCTATTGGTGTAGGTGCAGTGCAACAAGGCGCTGATGTTGGTTCACAAGCTTATGAAGATATTTACAAGAAGCTTATCAAGGATGGTAAGCCTGCGCCTGAAGCTGCGGGTATTGCTCTCAACCTAGCCCGTGCCGCTGGTGTATCAGGTGCAGTCATATCTTTGTTGGCGCAACGCCTCCCCGGTGCAAAAGCTTTGGAAGAAGCTCTGGCTGGTAAGAAGGGTGTGGCCGGTGTATTGGCTGGCGCTGGTAAAGGCGCGCTGGGTGAAGCCTTAAGCGAATCCGTAGAAGAAGGTGGTGGTAAGTTCACACAGAACTTGGCCATGCGTGAAGTTGATCCTACTCAAGCATTGATGCAAGGCGTTGGCGCAACCGCTGGTCAGGCGGCTGTTGGTGGTGTTGGTATGGGCGGCGGTGCGGGTGCTATCAGTGGCCTGCGTGGAGGCGAAGCTCCTACGGTACAACAAATACCCGGGCAGCCAACTTTTACAGAAGCCCAAGCACAGGCCGCACGTGAAGCACGCGCCCGTGAACAAATGGGTGTCAAGCAAGGCCGTGAAGCCCGTGAGGGTGAAAAGTTAATTGATGCAGAAGCTAAAGCGCAAGCCGCCCAAGAGCAGGCTGTCCGCGTACAGGCTGAGCAACAAGCCGCCCAAGAACTACAAGCATTACGTAACCAACGCCAAGCTGAACTGGAGCAAGCGTTCCCCAAAGATTACAGCGATGTAATGCAGAGAACCAACTCGTATGCAGAGTTGTATCAAGAAAAGCAAGCTCTGCTGGGGCAGACAAAAACTAAAGAAGTAAAAGCACGTCTTAAAACCCTTGATGGTTTGATGGAAAGCATCGTTGAAGAAGACAACCGTGTGCCTAACGAGTTTGCACGGATGCAAAAGGAAAACGCCAAGGTCATCAAGAAGTTACCCAAAGAATTGCAAGCCAAGTATGCGGCTACTGCGTTCACTGTGCCAGAGCCACAGCAGATGGAGATGCGTGCGTTTATTGACCAACCACCACCCATACAACAAACTAATTTATTGGGTCAGCCAATTGAGCAAGAAGCGCCTGCACCAGCCGAGCCTGAGTTTAAAACTGTAAAAACACGAGAAGAAGCGCAAGCTGCCTTGGATGCGCAGAACAGACGCAAAGCACGCGCTGGGCAAGCCGAACGCAACGCCGCCAAAGATGCAGGCCAACTTGGTTTGTTTACGCGGGTTGGTACACCAACCGAACAAGCCGCCGTGGTGGAAGAAAAGCCACCAGTTACCGAACCTGTGGTGAGGCAGAAGCCCACTCCCGAAACAGTTGCGCCTGTCATCACAAGCGAAACGCTTGGCGTGTTGGGTATTGGCCCCACTGCTGTGATGCGCAAGCCCGGTCATGCTATCCAAGGTCTGGACATTACCAAACCAGAAGATGCGGCTGAAGTCAGGAACATGCTGAACATCTATAAGGAAGGTCGCAGCGAAAAGATTACCCAGAAAATTGACGCGTTCCTTGCACGCCCTGAGTTCCAAGGCTTGCCAGCTCCTGCACCCAAACCAACACCCGCACCAAAGGTTGAAGCTGCACCTACGCCAGCGCCTACCGTTGCAGAAGCACCTGCACCCACACCTATAGTGGAAGCTCCTATTGCTGAAGCGCCTGCTGTTGCGCCACCTGCTACTACACCAGAAATTAAACAACCTGCTGAGAAGCGGGCGGCTAACAAAGCGGCACAGCCATCCGCAAAGAAGGTTAAGAAAGAAGAGGCCAAAAATGAAGTTGTACAACCAACTGCTGAGCCTACTCCTGCGCCTACCCCTGCCAAAGCAGTGGAAGCACCGCCTGCTCCTACGCCTCCTAAAGTTGTAAAGAAGACTCCAAAGAAAGTTGAGGCCAAGAAAGAAGAACCCAAGGTTGAACCTAAAAAGGAAGAGCCAAAGGTTGAGCCTAAGAAAGAAGAGCCAAAGGTTGACAAGGCGCTTGAGAAGGCGCGTGAGACTGCCGATGATCTTGACCTCGATCCTGATACAACCAAAACTAAAGTCAAATCATTTGCTAAGCGTTTGCACAAGGCAGGCTTGATCGATGACATCAGTTTGAACGCGGTTGAAAGCATATCCAAAGACAAGGATATGGGTACTCAAGACTTGTTAGATGAAATTAAGTTTGCGCTTGAAGCCTACGAAGGTAAACAAAAAGAAGCACCCGCTAAGCCTGAACCCAAGGTGGAGGCCAAGCCCGAACCAAAAGTTCCGGAGCCACAAAAGGCACAGATTGAAAAGCCGTTCAAACGTTTAACAGAAGATCAGAAGCAGGAACTCGAAGAGTTCTATGGTGAGAAGCGTGACGCCGATGCCTTCTGGGACAAGCTACGTGCTGACGTTATAACGTCAATCAACAAAGGCTCAAAGGCCGTTGCACAAGCGATCCGTGAGATCGTCAATCAGATTGCCGCCGGTGTACTTGCAGTTGGCTTGGTGTTTAACCCCACGGCACTGAACAATCAGTACAACATCAATCTGCCAAAGACGTTCAAAGAAACGATCTCGGTAACTGCGCCTGTACCAGAAGCCGCTAAAGGCAAGATGTCGCCCCTTGCACAGAGCGTGTATGAGGCTATGGCACCCGTTGCCATGAAGACCGGCAAGTGGTTTATGGTTGCCGACAAGCCCAACGGCATGCTGCATATCTTCAAAGAAGATGGTTCACATTTCATATCTGACGCTACCTTGTACGGCAAAGATAAGGGCGATGTACTAGCTAACGTATCTTCGCTTGAGGGCGGTGCAAAGATCACCCCCGCTGGTAAGTTCACACTGAAACAATCTGAAGCTGAATACGCTGGTAAAGTTGCATTGCTTTTGGTTGAATCCCAAGACTCAACAGGCTACATCGCTGTCCATGCAGCAGATGTCAGCACGCCATCTGAGCGCAGGCTCGAGCGTTTGGAAACCCCAACTTCTGCCGATAACCGCATTAGCTACGGCTGTATTAACACCAAGCACGAAACGTTCATCAACGAAATTAAACCTCATATCAATGAGCTTGACGGTGGCCTGATCTTTGTGTTGCCTGACGCAACTGAAAAGACTGCTGAAATGTTCGCGCCTGAGACAAAGGTTGTTGAACGTACAGAAGCCCCTGCCCCCACTGCCAAGACAGAAGGCGCGCGGGAAATTGCAAAAAAAGAAGAAACGCTTGCGGAAACCCAACGCCTGCAGAAACCTGCGGCTGACCTATCTTATGTGGATCGCCCTGTATCTGTTGAGGCTGACTTGCAAGCTAAGCTGCAAGAAGGCGATGTCAAAGGCGCATTGCAGGCTATCCTTAAAGCGCCCAAAGGTGTGTACAACGATCTTGACCGCGCAGTAGCACGTCGCATCTTGTTGTCTAACAAACTGCCAACCATCGAGATGGTAGCTGAAGGCGCCTTGGGTCGAGAAGGTAATAACATTGTTGCCGGTCAATACGATGCGCAAACCGATAAGATTCAGTTGGTCAATGGTTATGCTGGCGCCCACGTACTATTGCACGAGCTTGTACACGGATTCTTACACCGCGCCATTGCCCTACAGGGCGCAGGCAAACTCAACAACGTTGGTATCCGTAACCTGCAAGAGTTGTATGAATACGTAGCTAAGGCCAATCCAAAACTGATTGACGAATACGGCATGACTAACCTCAGTGAATTTGCGTCTGAGGCAATGTCCAATAAAGCCTTCCAAGCTGCGCTGATGGCTATCCCATACCGTCGCAACAGCAACGTGTTCACCGCGTTTGCAAACGCTGTATTGAAGGCACTTGGACTGGCAGCAGATGCTCAACACACTGCGCTTGCATCAGCCATGCTGACTATTGACAGCATCATGACGGAAGGCCGTAAGATTCAAGAATCTTTGACAGGCACAGAAGTTGAAGGTTCACTGCCCGGTATCGCCCCCGTTATGGTAAAAGAGTTGGATGATGCAACTCGCCAATCTATCAAAGATATTCAAGCGCAGTTCCCAGTAGGAGATCAATTAGGGGTTGGTGGTGTTGTTACACAAGCATTGAAGGGCGTGCAGTCAGCCAGAGAAAACTCTGGAATCATGAACACATTCCGTCAAGCAGTGGCTGACAAGTACGCTACGGTTGAAGCCAAAGTATCTACCATGTTCTCTCAGGGCGTGCGAGATTATTTTGGCAACATTAATCCTATGCTGTTGGCACGTCAGGCAGAAGATAGCGCCAAGGTTGTGATGGACTTCTTCCGTGCAGGTGGCGTGCGTTTGACTAAAGATGGTTTGGTGGAATCTTACAAGCAGGGTAAGTCCATGGTGACTGCGCTTCAAAAGGTTTCTGAATATGCTCGTGCAAACAACCTGTCTTACGAAGATGCAAAGAGCGAAGTGTCGACCGTATTGGAAGGCCATCGTTTGCACAATATTAACGAAGAGCACAACAAGCCCTTGGAAGCATCTGCTCTGATCCTTGAACAGCAAGGTAAGAACAAAGAAGCTGATGCTGAGCGCAAGAATAAGATTACTCTGCACATGGATCTGAAGCAGATCGCTACGCTGGAAAAGGCATACCAACAATCCGCTGGTATCAGGGAAATCCAAGACGATCTGAACGCAACTCGTACGCAGGCTGTCGACTTGATGATTGCTACAGGTCGCTTGACTAAAGAGCAAGGTCAGTTTTGGAAAGACAACACTGCATACGTACCGTTCAGCCGCGTGTTTGAAGAAGCCGTACCTAACATGGTGTACCGTGGCAAGGGCTTGGGCGTGCTGAAAAAATTCCCGGGCATGGAAGGCTCGTTGGGCCGCCCTGTTAAAAACGTACTCGACAGCTATGCCAACCGTCTGAGTTGGATGGTAGAAGATTCCATGAAAAACCATGCAGCCGTCAAGCTGCTTGAAACGATGGAGTTGGGTGGCTTCGCACAAGAAGTGCCGACCAAAGATAAGGCCAAGAACCCCAATCTGGTCGTGAGCCTGTACCGTGACGGAAAGCCCGTGTTGTTTGAAGTGCAGAACGAATACGATCTGCTTGCCTTCCAGCAAGCACCTGAGATGATGAATGGCCTGACCAAAGCGTTGGGTGCTACATCTCGCTGGTTGCGTCTATCGATTACTGCAATGCCGCCCTTTGCAATCAAGCAGGTGATTGAAGACGCGCAACGTGCCGCTTTCTATTCTGGTGTGGAGCGCCCATTAGTTGTAGCCATGAAGACTTTATACAACATGCCCCGTGTGTTCTTTGGGGAAGTTACAGGTCGCAAGTCGCCTATGGTCAAACGCATGGAAGAACTTGGTATTGTGGGTGACTATGACTTCAACGTGTATCAGCCTGTAGGTGACATTGAAAAAGAGATTGGCGCAACCAAACGCAACGTAGGGCAGAAGTTGTTTCATCGTCTTGAGCAATTTACCAAAGCCTCTGACTTGGCGGCACGTCTGGCTGTTTACGAAGAAACCATGCGGGATACCAAAGGCGACGAAGTGCTTGCCCAAACCCGTGCACGTGAATTAATTAACTTTAGCCGCCGCGGTTCAAGCTCTGCAATGCGCACTGCCGCACGTGTGATTCCATTCTTTAATGCCTACGCACAAGGCATGGATGTGCTGTACCGATCAGCCACAGGTTTGGATTCTTCGTCTGCCTTAAACCGTGCCGCTGCCCGTAAATTATTCTTAAGCCGTGTGGCCATGATGACTGCGTTGGGTTTTGCATACGCACTTGCCATGAGTGACGATGATGGCTACAAGAACGCAACAGATGATGTACGTGACAACAACTGGATTCTTCCTAATGGTTATAAAATTGGTGTACCAAAAGAACTTGGCTTCTTGTTCAAGTCAATCCCAGAACGTGTGGTTGAGTACTACAACCGCTATGGCACACCAGAAGAGCAACGCTTAACGGAAGCGCTGGGCAGTGTGGTCAAAGGTGCAATGTCTGCGTATGGTTCGCCCAACGTGACACCATCGTTCATCAAGCCAATCCTTGAGAACATGACCAACTATTCGTTCTTCTTGCAACGTGAGTTGGAATCTGCATCGCTCAAGCGTTTAGAACCCGGCCAACGGTTTACTTCTAGCACTTCCGAACTTGCTAAAGCGTTGGGTGAACAAACTAATATATCGCCTATTAAGATTGATAACTTCTTGCGTGGTATGTTTGGTATGGCTGGTTCAACCACACTGCTGGCAACTGACGCTGTGCTGAACCCAACACGCCCTGATCGCCCCTTGTATCAGATGCCATTCGGTAGCTTGTTCTTGTACGACACCATTGGTGGCCGCGCTAAAAACGAGTTCTATGACCTGCAAGAACGCGTCAGCCAAGCCGATGCTACATACAAAAACTTGCTTGAGAAAGACCCTGAAAAAGCACAAACGTATCTTGAGAAAAATGAAGCGTTGATTAGTATTGCACCGACTATCAACAACACATTGCAGCAACTGAGCACACTGCGCAGACTGCGTACCATGTACGAGCAAGGCACTGAAGAAATGCTTGGCATGTCTAGCGCGGAGCGACGTAAATCAATTGACGAAATTCGTGAAGCTGAGAACGAAACGTTATCGTTTGTGCGGGAACTCAATAAATCTTTGGAAGATTAAAAAAACCCCCGGTGTTTAGCCGGGGGTAATCCCAAAGGAGAAAGCAAACTGCAACTTACCGTTGCGGTTCTATTATTACTTAATTCGCCAAACCCGTATACCCCACATGCCATTTTCTATGCGGGGAATTACCTTGACCCTAAAGCCTCGGTTCTCGGCACGCTGGATGATGCTACGCTCCATACGCCCGTGGTTGATACAGGGCAGGAAGAAAGAGGAGCCAAGCCTGAACTTGCGCCACTCAATCTGTACCTGTATGCCCTCAATCTCAAGCGGCTTTTCTATCTTCTGCGTCATCGTTTGGTAGTGCCAACACCGCTTCCGCATCAAACACGTGGCTCATGGTGTCGTCAATTAACAACGCATTAACTGGGGGTGCTGCCATCAGCGTACCTTTTGCCATACGCTTCTTTACAGAATCCACACTAACGCCTGTATTACGCAGGGCGTTCACGGTGTCGTGATAGCTGACCTGATTCTTGGCGCACCATTCTTTGAACTTCTTTTGCACAATGAACAGACGCTTGGTATCAAGCTCATACCGGATTAGCAACTCGCCCCGCGGTTCTCGTACCGGTGCTGCAGGTAATCCATTCTCGCTAGGGTTATCCCTAACCAACAAAATGTTGTTAATGTTGGCCATGACAAACGAACCGATTGCTGTAGCGCCATCTGTTGGGGCAGCTTTAATGTCGCCCTTGTTAGCCTTGAGCATTACCACAAGCCAGTTGAAGATGCGCTTGACGTCAAAGTCAATCAAACCCAGTTGGTTGGCAATCAAGCCGCCCGTGATACCCAGTGCACCGATAGACGACCAGAAGCGTTCACGCTGACCCAAACCTGCCGCTGTATCCAAACGCAACTGCACATCGCGCAGAGTATCCAGAACTTCAGGTAGGTTGTTGACCACATACTTCATGAAGATTTCACCGGCATGGCCATAGTTGGTTGCCAGCTTGCCAAACAACGCATCGGTAAATTCTTTTGAGAATGTCTCGTCACGGCGAATCTTCAACTCAATGATACGCATCATCTCGCCTTCAGGAAATTCCTTTAGGGAAAACAACTTATCGTACAAGCTGCTATTGGATGATGTGATTGCAAGCAAGCGCCAGAACGTATTATTCAAACGCTCAGCGTTGGTCTGTGACTCCATGCGGTTCTTGCCGCGGCCTTGGGTGATAGCGTATGACAACTGCGACACCATTTCATCACGCATGTTGGTGACTTCATCGATCGTTGCAGGTATGTTGTTCAGAACCCCGAAGCGGTGAATCTTGGCGTTGTACGTATCATCGTTCTGAAGTAGTAGGTCGAACGGTTGCCCCCAGATACTATTGATAGCCATCTGCACGGTTGACTTACCTGTGCCAGAGCCGGGACTCATCAGGTTCACAATGCCACCGCGCACTTGAGTAAACGGCATCAGCACCCCACCAAACCCAAGCATGAACGCGAAGGCTTGAGCTTCCATACCGTTGTTGTTATAGAAGTTAACCACAGACTTCCATTCGTCTAGTTCGCCCTTCTTTGACAGCAGCGCACAGGTATGCAAGATTGAACTTGCAGGGGGGCTATACCTTACGCCTGTTGTTGTGATCTCACGATCGCCAAGGATGAAAGTCTTCTCATCCGTCCAACCAAATTGGCTTCTTACTTTTTCAGCTTGTCCCATAACTTGCAATTCCTTTACCCAACGGGAAACATAAAACATTAACTCATCTACAGTCTTACCCAGTACCGCCATGCCCTGCGTTGCGATGGCATCACGAAAGCGATCTTTTGACAACACACTGACCAACGGCACTGAGAACTCACGCACACCATCTTTAGGTAGGTGCAGGCGCATCCATAGAACTTCACCAGCCACAGGGTCATGCATACGCTTGACCACGTAGAAATCATTTTCGTAAATCAACTTATCGTTGCCTTCTTCTTCGGTTTTGTTAGGGTCGCCACGGCGGTAGATGCCACCGTACTTGCCACGAAAAAAGGGGAACGGAAAAGCTGGAATGTTATAGACCCGCACATCTTTTGTGCCAGAGTCAACAGTTGTGATTGTGTTGTCTTCTTCGGTTGCTTCAATGATCTCTTTACCCAACACGATGGGCGAACCAAACTTACCTTTATGCTTGCAGTCTTTGCAACCCCCGGGTCGTAAGTCTTCAAACGTTGCACAGGTATACGGGCCTTTGGTTTCGCCAGCCTTCTTGTCTGTCTCGTAAGAGTTGTAGCTTTCATGTTGGCTCGACATCTCATGAATGGCAGTCTCACGATCTATGCAAAGATGTGCAATGGAAAGCCCCGCACGCCACAAAGGTTCTGCTACTTGCTTCTGGTGCTCAACGATGTGGTTCAGTTGGCCACACCCCTCAACCTTCAGGGCAATAATCTTTTCAAAGCGATACGAATTGTTCTGCCCCATGAGGGCTTTGCTGGTCGCGTCAGACCCAGCGTTCTTGATGTAGTCGGGCACTTCAAAGGGCAACGCGTCAGTAGACTGGCTTGGCTCGGGCGCACCCAGTGCGGCTGCGAAATCAAACAGGTCAACCTTGCCGTCACCACTCATGTACTCCACGGGAAGTGGGGCATCAGGATTTTTGAAGTTGTGTGTAGTTGGCACGCGCAGGATACGCGCCATGTCAGTTGTGCAAGCGGGATCAGCAAATAAGCCGCGTTCAGTGCAAACATTCTTCAAACGCTTGGCCACAGGTAGCCATGTGTTCTTGTCAATACTCTCAGGCAGTACCCAGTACGCATGCACTCCGTTACCAGAGTTGATGCAGATGGGTTGAGGTAGGTTCAGGTCAGCGCAAAACTGTCCCAGTGCCGCCATTGCCAGATCACGTGATGCGTAATCTTTTGTGGGGCCACAGTCCAGATCAAGCCAAAATGCTTTGGCCTTGTATGCGTTGGCGGCTAGCCTACGGGGTGGCGTAATCTCTGGGTCAAACGAAAACATCGCATAGTACGTGTCTGCGTTGGCGTCATAGATATCTTGGATTTCCGTGATGAGAGATGGAATGTCCGATGCAAAACGTGTACGTAACTTTTCCTGCTTAATACCGACCGCGCAGTACTTGCCAGCGTCGGGCAGAACTGCATTTAAAAATTCGGTCAATGTCATAGAGGTAATTCAATTCAGTGGCGGTCGATGTAAGTGAGAATCTTTTTTGCGGTTTCAGGCCGTGGCGAATATTCACCCGTGAACCATGCATACACAGTAATTTTTGTTACCCCTGCAATCTCGGCAACTTTTTTTACTGATATGTTTTTCTTGATACACGCTCGACCAATCTGCACTCCAAGCAACTTACCATCAGCTTTCTTGTTTTTTAGCACGGTGGCTAATGTGTAACCAATCATCGCTGTCTTTCATTAGGTGGGGGTACTAAAGGCTACGGCTGATCGTCACGGGGAACCCCCCGAGTCCGACACCTAATTCCCCCCGATTGGTTTACTCGTCGCCGTCATCAGCCCATGCGTCAAGCACAGAGGCTACGTCTTTGGATTCCGTTTTCTTCACGGCACGTTTGACAGGTTCGTCAACGGCTTCAGCTTTGGCGGCTGGCTTGGGTGCAGGCTCTACAAAAGGAGAAGCCTTGGGTGCATCACCATCAATCTGAGCAACCGTTTGTGTTACAGCGTTCAGCGCATCTGCTGATTCACCTTGAGCTTTGCTCTCGGCCAACTCTTCCACAGACAAGGGGCGCACAGCGCGGAATGTCAACTTAGGTGTTGCACTGGCTGTATCAAAACGCATCTCGGTCACAACGGCTGTCACGGGAATACCATGGCCACCCAAGAACTTGGCGTACTGTTGCAGGGGCATCTTGCCATTCTCACCTGTGCCAAAGATTGACTGGCCGGGCAGTGTCAACTGATACACATCACCAGACAAGTTGTTCTCTAGCGCCACGGCAATACGCTGATTAAAGCGGCAAGCACGGCTGTCGCCCTGACCGGAACCCTTGATGTTCTGCTGGCAGTTCTGGCAGCTAGTGCTTTGTGGATCTTTCACACCTTTATCGGGTGCAACGCCATCAGAAGATGAGCATGAAGGTGCAGAGTTCTGGCCTTCAACGTAAGTGCCTGCATAGTATTGGCGTGATGTTTTTTCAGCAGAGCGCACGATTACCACGTTCATGGCGCGGTCGTCATTCTGTGCAACTTCTTTACCGCCAACAACCATGCGGAATACACCGCCACGGATTGAGATACGCTTGCCATTACCACCGCCACCCATCAGGGCTTTGGTTGTTGCGTCCAGTTCAAGGTTACGCAAGTGAGCGGGGAGAGTGTTACCACCTTGGGAGAAGAGAGCGATGTCAGACATTTGTCGATTCCTTTTTGATAAATGTGTTGATGATTTCTAAATCAATGTTGAAAAATTTGGCAAGGTCACTAGCGAAGAATCGATAGTTCTTACCAACGCGGATAAATGGGATACGCTTCTCAGGGTTTTCTTCCCTAATCAGCGCATGGACAGTTGACGGTGCGACTTGCAAAAGCTTCGCCACCTGCGCCAACGTAAGGGCAGTTTCCAATTAGCTTCTCCTGACAGTTACAGTATATTTGTGATCCACGTTCAATCCTGTTGGTAAAAGATCAGGATTTTCCCGTAGGAACTCTTTCATATTCAACTGCGATATGCGGCGCTCAACTAAGTCAAGTGCATCATGGTCACGGATGAATTTGTGCATGGCGGCCCAGTCACCTGTCCAGTAGCGTGTTTGCACTGTACGAATAGCTGTACCGTGGGCCGTCTTAATACTCTCGGCTCCAGTTGCTTTGCAAGTCTCAAGCAAGTTTGATTCAACCAAACTCATTTGCTCTTTGATTGCAAGGTCTTCTGCTTCGTACTTCGCTTTGAGGGCGGCACGAGCATCGCGCATCTTAATGTATGCGCGTACAAGTTTGTCTGCTGTTATATCCATTTAAGTTTCCGTTTCGTTTTTTGGTTAATGATACATCCAATCTTTACTTTGTCAAGTACCTCCATAAATTTATTTGTTAAGGTTGAATTCGTCTTTATAAAGTTCCATCAAATTGAATTGCGCTAACTCTTTGGTTTCCAAAGCCTTGTACAGCTTGGCCTCTACTGGACTTCCTTGGAGCTTGACAACCAAACATTTATTCTTCTGCCCTGCCCTGTGGATACGTGCATTGGCTTGCGCGTATGTCTCGTATGATGTAATGGGCGCCCACCAAACGATCGTGTTAGCCGCGTGCAAGGTGACACCGTGTGATGCAGCTTGAGGCTGTATGACAAGCACTTGCGGGTCTTTTTCATCTTGGAACTTACGAAAGATTTCAGTGCGCCTACCCGCCGGTACCCCACCGTGTATCACGTCAACCGTGTAGCCATCCCTGCGCAACTCTTCGTACAGAATCTCAATCGCATGGCGGTATGGGGCAAACACCAACACCTTATGGCTGGATTCGTCAATCACTTCCTTGAGCACGGCTGTGCGGCTACTGGCATCAAAGGTCACGATCTCGCCACTATCGGAATAGACTGCGCCACAGGAAATCTGTAAGAGTTTGTTCAGCTTGGCCGCAGCATTGATCGCCGTAACTTCTTCGCCTGCCGCTTGCATGGCCATCACCTTGCGAAGCTTCTCGTAATAGCGCACTTGCTGTGGTGTCATTGGTACTTCACGCTCGGTGTAAAGCAAGTCCGGCAAGTCAAGGCACTGCTCTTTGGTAAACCTGATCGCAGGCTGAAGCAGTGTGCTGACCACCTGCTCTGCTTCCCGTTTGGGTGCCCACTTAAACTGAGTGATCTTGTTCATCACCTGATCGCGGTACATGGAAAAGCTTCGGGGCGTGGCTGATGGGTTGACTAATTTTGCAAGGCCATACGCATCAAGCGGTGACTGAGAAGCAGGCGTACCTGTCAACATCCACAACCACATGTTTGGTTTAAGTATTCGGTTCAGTGTCTTCCAACGTGTAGTGGTTGCGGTCTTGTAAGCGTTGGCCTCGTCGATTACCACCATGTCAAAGTTTGCGTTAACGATGTCGTCTTCCACGATCGGCACGCCGTCGTAATTGATGATGACGAACTCTGCATCTGAATTGATTACTTGCTGCCGCTTTTCTCTACTGCCGTATGCGATACCAACCTTGCGGTGCATGGCCCCTTTGAAGATGTCGTTTTGCCACGCTGACTGCATGATTGACAGGGGGCAGATAATCAGCACACGTTTGATGTGCTTGGTATTCATCAGATAATCGCACGCCCATGTGACTGATAACGTCTTGCCTGTGCCGGGTTCAGAGAAACAAAAAGCCCTTCTGTGCAGAGTAAGAAACGCGGCTGTTTGTTTCTGGTGTGTAAATGGTTGATAGATACCGGGCCAACTGTATTTGGCAACGATGGGTGAAGGCACGTTCTTGACTTTCAGGTTTTTTAACACCTGCGCTTCTTCCAAACCCCAGTGCACCATCACCGTACTGATGGGGCCTTCCTCAAGCAGTGCGCTCTTGGGTATCACGTTTAGAACCTTATACGGGTTCTTTAATCTAAGTTTTAATGCTTTTCCGTCAATGATTTCCATACATACTCCAATGCAAAACAGACCAAAAGTGACATCCACTTTTGATCGCTATGTGACACCTTACGGGTGTCAATCGGCCAGATCATCGAAACGGAAAGTAAAGACTCTGACTGGTGCGGTTTACGGGTTCAACTTTAAAGCCCCCCATGCCACCACTCACACCTGACGTGGCACGTATTCTTTATTTCTTCTTAGGTTTGTTTACCTTCACGGTGTGGTCGCTGTTGCGGCTGAATGAACGGTTGGCGCTCGGTGCTTTGAGTTGCAGGTTGCTTTTGGCCGTGCTTCCACCTTTAGATAGTGGGCGCTTGTGGTCAATATCTTTTCCTTTGCGATCAATGCCTTCGCGGTCGTATAAGTCGCGTGCTTGTTCACGCTTTCTTCTTGTAGGTAATTCATTTCTATCCAACTGTTGTTGGTATTCTTTCTTGTAGGGTCTGGCTTTGTTTACGTAGGGCATGTCATTTCCTTCCACAGTGGGCGCAGGATGACACCCAGCAGTAATTTTTACACAAACCATTTGGTTTTGCATTCCAAATATCTGCGCTGTATGCACCTTCCAACATCATAACTTTGGGCATCCAGTTGCCCCAGTACCTGTGCTGTTGTTCTACTTCAAACATAGTTGGCACAAACTTATCCTCGGCTAAGAACAGCAAGCCGCCCTTGACCTTCTTGACTTCTGGGAACATCTTGAACACCGCAAGTGCCATGAGTTCCAACTGCCCTAGGTCAGCGTAGCGGGACTTGCCAAGCTTGTAGTCAATTACACGGGCTTCACCCTTCTCGCGGTCAATGATGAGCAGGTCAGCCACACCACGGAACCAACAGTCAGGGGAGAAAAAATCGCATGGCTCCAGCTTTTCAGTCAGTGCCATCTTCAATTCACAGAACTTCTCGCCCTGTATCTTGAGCAGGCTATCAAGCGCAGGCTTGATGAAAGCAAACTTTTCAGGAATCTCTTTGCCATCCCGTATGTATAACTCAGCAACCTCATGTACCAGCTTGCCATAAAGGGCTTGCTCGCCCTCGGGTTCCTTGACATCCTTCAACACCTTGGTGTGATAGAACTTCTTGGGGCAGGTGGTAAACGTCTTCAGGCTACTGAATGACCATGCGGGAATCTTTGCCATCAACAATCTCCGTAACTCAATCCCATACCGCTTTCGCAGTTGACTGGTAAACCTTCAGCCCATGACGGAACCCAACGCATGCAGGACTCCACATAAGCACGTGCTTCATCGGCTTCTTCTTGCCTAGCGACAATACCAATAGCATCGTGCACGGTAAGCACGACCTTGTATCGCTTAGCAATTTTCAGCATTTGATCGCCAATGATACACCGCGCAATCGCTTGTGTGAAGTTTTCTACAACTTTTCCACCATATATTTTATTGGGGCCGTTGCGTGTTTGATATGTAAACTGTCGCTTGTCATCTTGGATGACTTCTTGCAGGCCGTTATAGTAGATGTGTAGCCCGTTCGGGAGGAGGATGCCTTTCTCATTGACTGTGAGTAGGTCATCTTTACCTAGCTTCATTGTCATGCCACGGCTCATGCACTTCAGGGCTTCTTGCGATTCACGCCACAGCAGTGGGATCATCGGGTATGTATGGCGGTAAGTATCGATGACCCGTTTAGACGTGTCATCTTCAATGTCCACTCCGAACGTTTTAAGTTGCGCTTTAAATTTAGGCGCTCCCATGCCGTACCCCGCGCCAAGAATGGTCGTCTTTCCGACAAACCTTTCGCTCTGCGAGATTTCTTCATTCGCCTTGCCGTAAATAGCAGATGCCATGATTTTGTATACGTCCTTGCCATTCGCAAACGCCTCCACTAAGTCATTCTGACCTGCCTCCCAAGCCAACGTGCGGGCTTCAATCTGGGCTGAGTCAGCATCAATAAACACATAACCCTCGGGTGCAAGGATCGCCTTCTTCAGCTTGCCTGCGTTTGGCCCACGGCTAGGTAGGTTCTGCAAGTTAACTGAATCTGTACCGCCCCACCTTCCGGTGTGGGCAGCGTAGTACTTGAGGGGCACAGGGAATGGCCCCCGCTTACTGATGTCGATAAACCGCTGAGTGCGAGTTTCCTCAAGCGTTGACTTGGTTCCAATGCGTGCCGCACACAGGGCTTGCACCCGCACATCTTCATGCTCAAGCAGGGCTTTGAACGCCTCGTCACTTTTGGCCAAAGCCAGAGTTGGCTTGCCTGTGGTGGGGCTTATTTTGAGGGGGGCTATCACATCCAGACCCTTGAGCATTTCGGCAAACTGATTGTTGCTCATCAACGTCTTGCGTACTTCCGCCCGTGTTTCCTCGTCGCCAAGGATGTGCTTGACTGCAAGGTCTTGCTTGCCCACGGCCTTCAGTGCATTGACCAGATGCGCTTGCTTCTGCGCAACAGTATCTTCAAGGTGCAACCCCAAGGCTTTGGTGTCCAAACGTAGCACAGGATGAATGAACATACTCAGCGTTAGATCGATCAGCTTGAGTTCGCCTTTAGGGAATCCTGCCTCCATCATGTGCTGAAAAATGTTGTACGTTAACTGCACATCGTTGCGACAGTACGCGCCATACTTGGCAAGGGCATCGGGGCTAAAGAACTCACGACTTACGCCCACTGCGTCGTCAACCTCAGTACCTTTGACGCCTGCACCATAGCGTTCAGCCATTGACTTGAGGGATACGCTGAAGTCCACGCCATGCAAGGCACGCCCCATGCTCATGGTATCTAGCCAGCCCTTGGGCTTCACGCCGTAACGCCACGATAAGATCGCGCCATCGAACATGGTATTGTGTGCAAGCACAAGCGAGTCCTCCCAAGGCAAAGTGTCCAGTACCTTTTGGATATGCTCATTGGTGCCTGTCACCCACACACAGCGTTCATCGTTTATCTTGTACGCAAAGCCAATGGTTTCGTATCTGTTGTCACGTACGTACTCTTCCGTGCTGATCTTCTTAAGGCTGTAGTGCTGATCGTAGTAAGTCTCAAAGTCAAGTGTTATTAGGTTCATCTTTGTATATCTTTCGTGCGTCAGTCCATGCATAGTCGTAGGCATTGGTGTTGTTTGAATGGCCTAATTCAACTTTTGTCCATTCCTTTTCCAGTACAGCCAACGCTTGAGTGGTTATTTGTGAGGCAGTCAAAGGGCCACCCCTTGTAACAATCGACACCTTCTTGGACTTAGTTTCATCACCACCCAATATGTTTTTTAGGAACGCACGCTTTTCTTTCTCAAGGTAGATGGCTTTGTACTTGATGGTCAGGGCTTCCCTCTCATGAGGCTCCAGTGCCCAGAGCGAACGCGCTGAACTAGTGTCTGTTTCCCCCATCACCCAGTCAATGATGCCTCTTGATAACGAACCCCAACGATGCTTGGGGTCACCTTCAATAAACTCTTCTGGGAACGTATCCATACGTTCCAGCACCAGCTTCACGAAATCACACAGTTCTGTGCTCATTTAAAAGTTCCTTCAGTTCTATTAAGTTATCTTCGCGTGCAACATAGGTCAGGCCATCGGCGTTCATGATCTTGTCAAGCTCACGCTTTTGTAGTTCGGTCAGTTGACCCTTGCCTGCCTTGCATTCGATTGCCACGAACCTGCCGTCCATACAGCAGATGATGTCGGGTATGCCTTGCCTGCCGTATCCGTTAGCAGGGGGCATGAAGTAGTAGATACCCAGTGCATCGAGGATGGCGCGCACACGGGCTTTGACTTTGACTTCAGGGGTTTGTGCCATCGCTCACCTCAATTAGTTTGGCTAGGTAATGTTGTGCCTTACGCAAGTCATCCACTCCGTTCTTGTACTTCCAGCGTGTGACGTACTTGATGATGTTACCTTCGAGAAACCCAAGGTCATTGCTGACGATGTAGTCCCAAGGCTGTATCTGCCTATCCATGTAGTGATCGCCCCCCACTTGCATATCATTGGCAGTGGGGAATAGTTCCAGTTGCTTTACGGGTTCAATCATTTTGCTTTTCCTGTAAGAGTTTGTCGTAGTACTGCTTGGGCATTGGGGCTTTCTTCTCGACAAGCTTGCGTAGCCAATCAGCACCGCCTAATTCGTTAAACATAATCCACTGTCTGTCAGACATTCGTACTTGCCTGCCTAGCAGTTTCTCAGGGGGTTTGGGTCTTGGCATTATCGTTTCATGTTCCGGATGTATATAGCAAAGCTGTCAATCGTATCTTTACCAAACGCAGTCATCTTCTCAATCTCACGTGCTACTTCTTCAAGTGTTTCGTTACGAACAACTTGTTTAAATGTTTGCGCAAAATTGTTGTTAATGTATTCTTGAATGTCATCATCGTCGTTCATGTGTTCTTCTCCTTGAGTTTGTCTTCAATGGCTTTAGCAAATTCAAAACGATCTGCGTAGGGCATTGTGTTGCTGAGTGCAAACACCTCATCCTCCGTCAGCCCTACCCACCCACGCTCAGGCAACGGATGCCCTGCTTGTTTGTAAGCTTCATCACGCCACAGTTGTGCTCGTTTCCTGTGGTACTCACAGTTTGGACAGTCGTTCATGCTTGTCCCCTTGCTCGGATGGCTTCAGCCAAAGTGTCCCCTGCGTATTCCACACTGCCCTCACACACCTTTGCACACTCCTCACGCTCATGTTGTGCTACTAGCTTGGCAAAGGCTTCTAAGAATTTGGGCGTAGCATCAAAGCCACCCGCTTGCCTAGTTATCTCAATAATTTCATCTTGTGTCATATCGCTCCCCTGAATACAAACAACACCCAACCCCAAAAGGCTACCAAAAAAAGAAACAAACACAAAAATATGTGACTTACTTTCATGGCTTTTCCTTCAGCACTACCTCTAGTGCATCAAGCGCCTTATCCCACGTGTTGTAGTCGATGCTGTTGCCAAACGCTTTCATCACAGCGTGCGCTGCTTGTTCAATTTTCTTTAGCCGTTTGTTCTCAGACATCAACTCGGCTAGTTGTAAATCCATCTCCCTTGTTTCTTCATCCATGCTATTCCCCTAGTTCATAAAAAATATCATCAATGACATCGCGCACACCCTCCAGTGTGTCAGCCATATCCGCTTTGTGTGTTAACTGCTTTGCTACAAGTACCCTGATACCCACGAGGGCTACGTACATATCCTTACCCTTGACCGCATACAGTAGCTTGCGTTCATCTTCTGGGTAGTTAAACTCCAGTACAGCTTTCATCTTTATCCTTTGGTGTTAACCAATACGCATCACCTACACGGTGCCCGATGGAAGGTATGTCATCCATGTTGTGCACCATGCTTAGCAATGCAAGGTCTTTGCGTATCCATTCAGGCAACGCTTCGTGTGTATAGGACGCATTCATCTTAGCTACTGCGCCTTGAAATACCGTGACCTTCCAACGCCCCGTCGAAGGCATCTTCACAATCCGGTACATACATTTTGGGTTCCGTTCCATTACTTCCTTAGATGTGCACCGTGACTCCATGCGGTGCGACAGTTTGTTTATTGTTGATGCACCAAAGCACAGGGGCTGGCCAGTCACCGCCCCAGTCACCAAACACTTCACCATCCGTCAGCATGACAATACAGTCCGGCACAATGCGCTGCTCACGCATATAGCGTGTGACGCAACTCGGTTCTGTACCGCCCCCACCCTTGGGCTTTGTGCTTTGATGCAGTGTACTGATCGAATCGGCTTCGTAGATTTCGTGTGCAGCTACATTGTGCCCCCAATACATCAAGTCCACAAGTTCGGGTTTAACCGAATCACACACGCCCTGCACTTCTGCAAGGAACGTAGCCAACACCTTGTCATCAATCGAGCCTGATGTATCAGCACCAAGGGCAATACGAAACACGCTGTCGCTGTAGGATGTAGGCGCCATGACATCTTGGCTCATGAACCTGCGATCAATGCGTCTATACGATGTGTAGTCGTAGCCCGGCTTGCAGTTGGTAATGAAGTCACGCAGTGCCTCACGCCAATCCACCTTGGGCTTGAGCATCTCAAGTATGTTGCGATCCACGTTCGCACCTGCCTTGCTTGCAAAGATGTTGCCTTGCCGTAACGCTTGGTCAACTGCCTTGCTCAACTCGTCAGCCTGCTCATCGGTCAGCTTGGATGCCCCGTCCCAATCGTGTTGGTCAAAGCCCTTGGGCTTCTTGCTCTGACTGCTATCTTGCTTGAGTAGTTTGAACACTTGCCCCGCATCCATGTCACGGTACTTCTCGTCAACACACCCACCGTCAGGTAGTTTTACAAATTGATCTTTGTAGTATCTATCTTGGATGGGTAAGTTGATGACGTAGTCACACGCCATGTTCGCAAGCTCAGCATCCTCATCATGTAGGTAGCTCCAAGTACGTAGGTGTTTGAATGCGCAGTGCATCTTCTCGTGGAGCACAAGCCCCATAAGTTCCGCATCGGTTAGCTTCTCAATGAACTGCAAACCATACTCAGCATCTAGGCCATCGGTACGTGCTGTAAGGTTAGGGTTATCCACTACTTTGTTTTTACCCATAGGGATGATGCCTACCAACCATGTATATTCTTTGTCACGTAGCAGAGATACGTGAGCACGCTCAAGGCGTTGGGATGGTGTTAGTTGCATAGTAACCTCACGCAAACAAGTATTGTTTATCGATAGCAAACTTGGTGAACTGATCGTTGTCAAGAACAAACTGCTTGCTTTCTTTCTTGATGATCGATGTGCAGAACAATGCCTGCACCTCACGTTGCATACGAGCCATGTACGTCATCCATGAGTCAAGCGTATCCTCGGTCACCCAGTTCAAGGCTTGGTACGCAAGCATCAACCTGCTTGGTATTTGGTCAGGCAAACGGGCGGTGTCGGGGCTACTGATGATCTCAGCACGCTTAGGTAATGAGTCACCCATAGAAATCCATGACTGAATATCAAGGGCAGCAGGTGCACCGATCGTACCGATCAACGCTGTCTCCAACGCATTGGGTGTAAACAAGTGACGCTTGTTGATGATCTTGGATGCTTGCTCCAATGATCTGTGTGTCACGAACGCAGAGCGTTGCGCCTTGGGGTGATAGATCAACGGATTGTCATCGGGGTTATCGTACATCTCGTACGAGTGCAAAGCATCGGGGCGCTCACCCACCCACATGATGACCTCGGGTGCAATGTTGTTCAGCCGTGCATAGTTCTCAACCCACTCGTCACCCGTCTGCTTGGCCATACGTACTGACGTTATACGATTGCGGTGATGGGGCTTGAGCATATCACCCACACCCTCGCCACCTAGGTTGGTGGTCATGAACACAATGGATTCCTTGTGCAGATAGTTGTGGCCTTGCCGTCTCTCAACAGGCAGGGGCAGTGCCGCATCTTGCGCTGAGCGTGACCCCTTGCCGAACTCATCTAGCATCAGGATCACAGGCACATCGCTACCTAGCCCGAATGATTCGTTGTAATAGAACTCAGTGGTCTTGGTTGTATGGTTAACCGCAGGTACACGGAAGTCGCCCTCGTGCATCACAGTCATGTCCATGTACACCTTGCGGTGGTTGGGGAATCGCTTGCCGATGGCATGTATCAAAGATGATTTACCAGAACCGATGTGGCCTTCCACGATCGGGGTTACCTCTGAGCCTACGGCACAGATGAAGTCAACAGTTTCGTTGTAGTTCATTGAAGTTTGCATGATGTTTCCAGTTAGTTATTGAAGGGGGGTATCAGATTCGTACTTATCGTGTAATGCTTTGGCCGCAAGTGTGGCGTCGAAGCAAGCTCCGGTCGCACCCATCACGCTACCTTTATCTGCACCATGCTCGACAGCGATAGCGCAGGTCATACGTAGCAGTACGTTAATCACAACGTCAACACGCATGCCACCGTTTTGTGAAATGGTTTTGAACAGGGCTTCGTACAGATCGTCAATCTCTACGCGCATCTTGGGGTCATCAGGTGGTTGTTGGTATTTCATATCAAATGTCCAGTGAAAATTTATCTTTCAGTTCATCCATCTTGGTAATGATGGAGTTGCGCATCTCAGGTGACTCACGCAGGGATTTGATGTCCACGTCAGTCAGAGATAGTTCAAGGGCACGGCGTGCCGCTTCCAAGTCAGGGTCATCTAAGATGTTCAATGACTTCAAGGTACTACACAGACCCAATGCGTTGTCGAGCATGGATTGATATAGCTTTTGTGGCTTGCCGTCTTCCTTGGCAATCATCTTATCTCGGATGTGTTGCACTTCTTCGTACAACCGATCCCAAGGCTCTTGCATGGCCTCTCGCATACGGGTAGTCGTAGCCGCTTCAAACCTAGACTTGAGTTGCTCAGCCGCTTCCGCAGGGATGTCAACACGGAAGTCACCCGCTTCAGGCACAGGGGTGAAGTGATACCGCAAGCCAAACTTATGCTCGATGGCTTCCACAGTTGGGTACTCGGCAGGGTCAAACAACTTACCAAGCTTGAACGCCTGAGAAGAAATCTTGACCCCGTAGTTGGTCACAAACTGCTGAACCAAGCGATCAAATTCCTTCTCGTGTTCACCCAACTCGTGTGAGATGTCAAAGAAAGCTTTGGTTGGAACAAGCCGTGTGCCTGAGTCAGACCACGGCAGGGTAACTGAATACAACCATGTACGCACCTTGCCAGCGTGTGAATTGATTGCCTCCAGATCAGCGTCACCTACGAACAGTGACTTGTAAACCGAAGCAGCTTTACTGGATCGGGTGTTCTTTGCAAGGTTGACCTCTTCAGCCGTGACCTTGTCTTGCTTGCGCCCTGTGTACACAGAGATGTTCATGTCAAGCAACATTGCAGATGATGATAGTGATTTATGTTTCATAACAGTTTCGTTAAAGATGTTTCCTACCAGTAGGAAAAATTAAGTTGAAGGATTGGTCAGACGCTCCACCCTGCGCAGGGAAATCCAGTTGTCACCGAGGTAACGAACCGAACGAACCCACGCACGGATGTTGTGGCGTTGAACGTTGGAGGGAATTCCCTCCACGCACCAAAGCTTGCGAGCCAATTTAAGTTTTGACGTGTTCATAAAAGGCAACCAGTTACTTAGCCCATGCGGAGAACTTCGACGTTTCCCGTGGTCATGTTGCGCATAGTTTTGTAGTTACCCTTGCCCCACAACACGTTAGACATAGATGCGGCTGAGCCTTGAATCTCTTTGACATCAGAGTTGTTGGGGATCGGTATCACACATACGTCACCCACCTTCATTGGCTTGAGGTAGGGCAAGATATGGCCACGCAAATATCCAAGCGGGTTGCGTGATGGGGCACGCTTTTTCTTGGGTGGGGTTGCATCGGGCACGTGCAGTTTGAGATCACCCTCGATGATCTGCTCACCCGTAGGTAGCACGATGATGTATTGCGCACGAATGATGTTGAGCAAACGTGTTGCGTCTTTTGCGGTTTTGGTAATGATGTCCATGATAGGTTATGTTTTCCGTTTAGTTTCAAAAAGATTGATAGTTAAGTTTCTGACTTAACAAGGTTAAGTATACATGATAAAGGTCGTTGTGTCAAATGTGTTTGTAGTATCTATGGCCTCCAATAAAAAAGATCAGCAAGAAGTACCATCACTGCAATGAGTAACAGCACGCGTTCAAATTTTTCCCAAGGTGTCAGCATTTGAATGTTTCCTTTATGTATTGCATAGCTTCACGTCGGGTATCAAAGCCTCGGTACTCACCGTCTTCATCTATCCATTCGTCGGTGGTGTCGCCGTAGATAACCCAGATATCACCTGATCGCTCAACGTGCCAACAGTTTGAATCATTGAAGTTCTCCATGTATAGCTGGTGCACAATCTTCTTACACGTTGTGTCGTCGTACCCTGTCAGGCGTTCAAGTTCTGCGGGGTGATTCTCTTCTAGCAGGGTGATGATCTGCTCTTTGAGTGTTGTCATTTTGTTTTCCCCCTTGCAAATTTAAGTGCCTCATCCCATACAAGCCACGCATCTTCGATGGATGTAAAGATGTAGTCAGGCATGACATACTTGTTGGTTGGCCGTAAGAAGTGCACCACATCCTCTCGTGTACCAACGGCTACACAACGTAGATACGTTGTCATGAACGCCATGTCTTCGGATGTCAGGTCTTCTTGCTGATCTTGCTCCTCTTCCTTCTGTGCCTGCTCGTCGAGCATGCGTTGGTGGTCGGCCAACATGTTGGTGTAGTGTGCGTCTAGTCCGTTCATACATACTCCCATGATGTCTCAGTTACACAGTCAATATTCCAGTCACCCCCGCCCGTAGGCTCGAAGTCACTGCCGTCCATGGCTATAGCTAACGCTCGCGCCTCCTCCTCGCTTTCTGCCTCGACGATGGCGTCACACCATACGACGTAGCTTGCTTGTATGTAATAGCGTTTCATTTCATTTCTCCTTGTGGTACTGGGTAAAGATAATCTTGCCGTGGTAGTAGTGCGGTGTTATCCAGTCACCGCCCCACTTATCTGCCTCGTCCTCGATGTCGTCTTCCTCGACAAACCCCGCGTGTTTGACCGAGTGAACTACCGATTCGTCATCGGTAAAAAAGATGTCACCAAAAATTACAAACAGTTTCATTTACTTTCTCCTTAGTGTGTTACGTGCAACAATTCAAACAGCGTGCACAGTACTGTGTCTACATCTACTGACTTGAGCATGTACATAGCCCTGTCAATCAGCTTGTGGTCGATCAATCGTTTGTCCATGTGTTTGATCGCCATGTCTGGGTCTTCGGGATACACCGCTTCAGCGATCATGTACATCAGGTCGTAGGGCTTGCCAAACTCAGCGTCATACAGTGCGTCATACAACATCTCACGGTACTGCTCTTCGTCATTGATGTCGTACTGCCATATACCTGTGCCGTATACATTGGCAAAGCCTGCGTAGGATTTACTCTCCATCTCATACACACCCGGCTCACGCTCGGTTGGTAGTTGATCCCACTTGACTTTCAGCACAGCTTTGGACAGCGCATGGAAATGCAGTACGTCGAGGGATTCCTCGTTGCTGTGCTCACGGTCATAGCCTACGCTGATGTTGGTGCACTCGGGTATCAGGTGAACGAACTCTGCTGTGTCGGTGTACACACCGGTTGGGTCAGGCGAATACATGAACATATCGTCAGCAAGGTTGAGTTCATCGCTGAGATGTTGTGCAAAAGAATCGGAACAACACCGGCCATACGCTTGGTCTGTGATGATGCTATCGATACCGCGTCTGTCAAAAGCAACCGCCCTGTCGAATTCACTGAGCAGTTGTGGATAGTTCTCGGCTAGGTGTGACGCACCGATACCGCCCTTCTCTTCGCCTTGGGTAAACACATAGTACGCAGGGACACCGGCACACATCATGTGCATCAGCATGGCACAACCCGCACCATCGTCAGCACCGAGGGGCGCACCATCCGCACGCCAATGCGTCTTGGTCTTGGTGAACTTATTTGGTGCAACTTCTTTGTGCACAGTATCCACATGGGCAACGAACAGCGTTTTGTGTGAGCCAAGGCTACGCGCATCGACGTGCAAGTTACCCGCCACATCACGCCATGTCTTGTCGGCCAAGTGTTTGGGCACATGATCTTCAAGCCACTGGGTGAAGTACGCAGTTGCAGTTGTGTTGTGTGGCCGTGCAATGGATAGAGCACGGGTCAAAGTTTTGTAAAGGATAGATTTAGTTTGCATAATGTTTCTTAAGTTAAAAGTTTCCTACTTGGTAGGAATTATTCAGTACTTGTGTCAGCCTCTGTTTCGGGGCAGTACTTGGGGTGGAACTTCTCATCGTTCACCTCGACATACTCGGTGTCATCCGTGTACCAATCGCATGAGTGAGTGCATTGCCAGCCGTCTTCGCACAAGCCCCATTCCTCGGTGTCTTGGAAGTAGCAGATGCGCTCGTCACCGGTCAGGTAATAGTTGCCGTCAATCTCAATGACTTCTTCGAGATGTTCATAGTCACCGTTCTCAAGTTCAACGATGTTGTTATCCTCGAGATAGTTTTGGTGATAGTACTGATCGCGTGATTCCACATAGACAGCATCGTCCTCATGGAAGCGATACTCACGCCCATTACGGCCACGGCCTACGCGGTAGTCATTTTCACAACCTGAACAAATCAGGTGATCTTCGTGATAACCCGCCCAATAGCCATCGCCTTCATCGATCCAGTCACCGCACGATGTGCACTCTGCACGGTTGGCAGTATCAGCATCGCCATCGGTGTTGGAACACTCGTACTCACCATCATCATCGATGCGCAGATACGCTTCACCACCGGCATGACCTACACTCACAGTTTGATTACAGCCATCGATGTATGGCGCGATGAACCCGCAGTTGTTATTGTCATCTTCGATGTGGCGAAGCCGTGTGCCACATCCCCAACCGCCACGGTGTTCATAGCCATTGTCTCTGAGCCACGCTTCGAGGATGTCGTCACGGCCTGAGTACCCAGTATCGTTGCGCAGATAGCTACGCACAAAGTACTTATCATCACCGTCATCCATGACAAGCGCACGGCCTAGAGTTGCACCGTCAACGATGCGCACGGCCAAGCCCCATCCATACTTGGGTGCATAGGTTTGGTATGGATGTTCGTCAGGGTCGGTGTCGCCCCACTGCATACATGATCTTGGGCCACGCTCTATGTGGTAGATCATCTCCGCTGTGGTACGCACGATCTTGCTCTCACCCTTGCCACTCAAAGCAGCTAGGTCACGTATAGCATGGGCAGGCAGTGTGCTGAAGTGCCGTGTCAAGTACTTGCCTACCGTGGTCATGGTCTGCACATCATCTTCGCCCTTACGATCGTTGACCGTGTAGGCTATGCGTGTCGAATCCTTCGTGGCCACGTGTGGCCATTCCAGTAGCAGTTGTTGCCAATCGTCAGGTCTTGCCAACTGCATTGCCTTCGTGATGACAGGGTGCAGGGCAAATTGATGTTGCTGATGTGCATGCCAAGCACGGGTGTAGTGGCTATCCTTTGGCCTACTCATGGGTATGAGTCGGTAGGAATCATTGGTTTGGCAGGCATACAAAGTGTTGTAGTGAGTGTTGTAATTCATGTACTCACGCACGCCACGTTTCAAGATGTGAGCGGCTTGCCAGAATATATCCATCATGGCTTGGGGGTCGTATGTAGTTTCCATATACTTTCCGTTTGGTTTCAAAGATGCGGTGTGAGACGGCACACCACGAACCGTTTTTCCTACGCGGTAGGAAAATTCAGCGCCCACCTTTATGGGATGAGTTAAGGTTGAGTAACAGTGACCGGTCGGTCACCACGATGTAGTTGCTCTTGGGCATGGGCACAATGGTGTGCTTGCGCTCTCTAGCTTGTGCTTCCCCGCACGTCATACAGGTGCGGTATCCGAGCTTGGCTCGGGCAGGGGTCACACGTTCTGCATAACAGCACGTGCAGATGGGTAAGTGGTAGTGGGTCATTCGATTTCCTCAATGACAAGCACGGCGAGGCCACCCACGCAAAAGCCCGAGAACATCATGAGCAGTTGTTTATAGGGTGCTTCAAAGTCAGACCACCCAAGGTAGGCGCAGATTAAAAAGCCCGCAGTGAATCCGATGGCGTAAAAAGTGTTGTTCATAAGTTCTCCGTTTCGAGTTGATAAAGTGGTGCGGTACACACCCAAGAGGGGACACGAATCCCCTCCCAGTTGCATACAACTTGTTTGCTGTATTGTTAACACGGTGGGTTCTGATGTTTGCCACCATGCGTAGTGCTTACTCTTTATATGGTTTGATTGTTCTGCTTCTACTTGTGCTATCGGGTTTCGGTGCGTCACGGCACACTACTTTGCTACACCACACAAGTACGCCGACTGGGTACGGCACGCCTATTCGCACAGGAAAAGTTCATGGCATGGCGCAGGTCATAACTCTGCATCAGCTTCCCCTCTATGTGCTTCTCGTATTACATTAGTTCCGAGCGGCGGTTTACTGTATGTACTGGGATACATACGCTTGATATGTTTTTAAAGAACTTTCCTACTGGTAGGAAAAACCGATGTATGGGCACGATTTCCCAAATGGCTAAAGCCATTGTACCATACAAAAAGGGGTGTGTCAAGTCAAGACATGATGAAACAGTAGATGGCGGTATCATATACCCCACGTTCCAGAACGCTCATTCGATGCGCTTGACCTTCAAATAGTGGCGCTGACCCCACTTAAATTTAACAGTGGTGTATTCTTTATTGCTCAGGCTTAGCTCGCGGAAGATCATGGCGCGCACGGATTTGGCCATCTCGTGGGGCACGCAAAAATAATTGCTGACTTCTAAACTACGTAACTTGCGTAGGGGGTCTTGGTCGGGTTTCAGCATCTTGATGGTGGCATCGCGCTTGCGCTGTTCACGGCTGACTTGTTCGGCTTCTTTTATGTTGGCGGTGCGCTTGGTTTGCAGTGCGTGCAGTTGGGCAGGGGTTTTGGCGGTGGTGTCGGCTTGCACTTGGTCGGCAAGGGTTTGCATGAGTTGGGGGTCGAGGCTGAGGTCAATGGGTTTCATGTGCGTGTTCCAAAGTTCTTCGTTCCGAGTGTGTATCTTGTGCGTTCCAAATGATGTATTGGAACACGTATTGTATCAGTTTTAATGCTGTGCGGTGTAGTTTGCAAAGAGGGGTTTTGTGGGTGTTGCTTAAAAAATAGGCTGAAACCGAGTACGGTTCTAATTTCAAAAATCACACTTTCCAAGAAAGAAATTCCTACCAAGTAGGAAAAAGTCAAGGCTTGATCCCAGACGACCTCACGCAAAACCCCTCAAAATTCTTAAATGAAAATTTCCCAGACTGACTTTGCAAAACTTGGAACACACTTGGTTTATATATATATAAATATATTATTTTATTATTATTAGAGTGCTTTTTTGCTTTAGAACAGTTGCTAAACATTACAAGACGTGATTAGATGGGTGTTCCGATAAAAAATTAGAACGTTCTAGGAACGTGCTAGAAAGCTGGAACATTTGGAACACGCGTGGTTGCGTGGCCATGACTGCGTAGTTGCATAGTTGCTTCCCCCACCAGTTCCCCTGCAAAAGTGAGTACTTCGGATACTACGTACAAAATGAAAACCAGAACTTAAGTACGCAAAAAAGCCCGCGTAAAACGCAGGCGCAAAAAAACCCGCCTAAGCGGGTTTGGTTTTTCCTACCGGTAGGAATTATTCGGCGTCATCTTTGTTTAATGCTGTACCGTTTGCCTCAAGCACGTATTCAATAGCGTCAATCAATGTTGACCCGTCGGCCATTGCGGTTTCAACTTGCACCAATACATCTTCGCCTACGGTTGACAACTTCCAAACGTTCAACAATGCGGATAACATTTTATCTGATGCTGATTTTTCGTTTGCTTTTGTACCCGCGCCCTTCGCGCCCTTAGCCTTGCCCTTGGATGCACTGAAAGAAAATTCAGCACCATTGTTCACGGCGTCAACTACTGATGTTACATAATTGTCGCGGGTTTTTTTCGCAGTTTTTGGAAACGCAACAGCGTACGCGTCAACGCATTGACGACGATACTCGCAGGTTTTGACTGATTTGCCCATTGTGATTGACCCTGCGCGCAGGGTTTCAATGTGACCCTTGATAACGTCAAGGGATGATAGACCCGCATTGTGCGCAGTGGCGATACCCTTGAAAAGAGCAATAGTGTCGAGAGGTTTAGTTGAAGTTGACATTTTAGTGTTTCCTAAAAATATCGGGTCAATCGATATTGATTGTTTGCCGATGTGTCTATTATAACCTAGTTTTGTATTGTCTTGTCTAGTCTTGTCATGTTTCCTACCGGTAGGAAAAAATCGCGCCCTCTCCCCAAACGCCACCAGTTCCCACGGCGCGACCCCACCGGCCCCCCACCACCACTTTGGACTTCGGGACTCCGTAGCTGCGCCTACAGTGTATTCCACACGAACGATGCCCAATTATTTTTAAATCACACCCCCACCCCTCGCGTTCCAGAACACCACCCCCCATCAAAATAAAACGCCATGCAAAAAATTTTTATAGCAAAAATCCAACAAAGTCATGTTCCGGAACACCACCCCCTTAATAGTGTCTTGACACGCTTTATATTTTTTATGTTATATTCGCGCCATGCTGACCTGTATCCCAGAGTTGACGGTGCCAATCCCAAGCAAGCGGGAGGACGTGGTGTCTTTGCACACCAAGGTAAATGCGCTGTTTAAGACGGCTGAATTTCTAGAAGCATTTGGTGCGCCCAATGAACCATCGGAAGAAGATAAGGTGCGAGCACGCACTGCGTTCCATGAGTCAATCAGCACCGCCAAAGAGACAAGCATAGCCACGGCCCAGACCAATGCGGTTACAACAACTGCGGCGGCAATACACCTCAAGTCAATCTTGAGTGAGTACGATCAGGTGGTGGTGAGTTCGGCTGTGCAGATCAGAACGTATGTAACCAACAAGTTGATTGAAGAGACAACGCACCCCGACCCCAAGATTCGGATTCGGGCATTAGAGTTGCTAGGCAAGGTGGGTGATGTGGGCCTGTTCATTGAGCGCAGCGAAATCACTGTCAAACACAAAACCACGCTGGAGCTTGAGGCTTCTATTAAAGATAGGATTTCCAAACTGCTTGAACTTCGCAGCAAGTCAGAAGACATCCAAGATGTGGTAGTCAAACCAAAGACTTTGCAGGAAAGCAAAACTGAAGTGTTGAGCACACCAACGTTAGTACGCACTAACGAGAAAACAGATGATTGATTTTTCCAACTTCACAATCGAAGATCTACAAAACGTAGATTTGGCCAAACTTGATCCTGAAGATTTAGAATCGTTTGATGCCACACTGGAAGAATTGACAAAACGGGAAGCGGCAAAAGTTGCACGGGGCAGCCTGCTAGAGTTCTGTTTGAAAATGAACCCCGACTATAAGATCGGTAAGCACCACCAGAGGCTGGCAACACTTTTGGAAGACATGGCGTTCAACCGCAAAGACCGGATTGCTGTCTCTATTCCGCCACGCCATGGTAAATCGTTCTTGGTGTCTGTTTATTTTCCTGCATGGTTTCTAGGTAATTTCCCTGATAAGAAGGTGCTGATGGTGTCGCACACCACAGACTTGGCCGTTGACTTTGGACGCAAAGTTCGTAACTTGGTTGACCTAGATACTTACAAAGAAATATTCCCAACGGTGACGCTGGCGGCAGACAGCAAGTCAGCCGGACGGTGGAACACCAACTCAGGCGGTGAGTATTTTGCGTGTGGTGTGGGTTCCGCCTTGGCCGGTCGCGGCGCTGACTTCTTGATTGTTGACGATCCGTTTTCTGAGCAGGACATCTTGAACGGCAACTACGAGGTGTTTCAAAAGGCATACGAGTGGTTTACTTTTGGTGCACGTACCCGTTTGATGCCGGGTGGCCGGATGGCGATTGTGCATACACGCTGGCACCCCAACGATCTGATTGGCATGATGGCCAAGGACATGGCCCGTAACGATGACGCGGATAAGTATGAGTTCTTTGAATTCCCAGCCGTGTTTAACGAGGGCATGCCAGATGAGAAGGCGCTGTGGCCTGAGTTCTTTGACTTGGATGCACTGCGTAGAACAAAAGCGTCGATGCCACTGTTTCAGTGGAACGCTCAGTATCAGCAACAACCCACCAGCGAAGAAGGTGCGATTGTAAAGCGCGAATGGTGGAGGCCATGGGAGGAAGAAGATCCACCCGAGCTTGAGTTTGTCATCATGACCCTTGACGCGGCGGCTGAGAAGAATAACCGCGCTGACTTTACAGCACTGCTGACGTGGGGTGTGTTCAGTGATGCTAGGCGCACCGATGGGAAAGCGCACATTATTTTGATGAACGCCATCAACAAACGGGTGGAGTTCCCAGAGTTAAAAGACTTGGCGCTGGAAGAATACAGAGAGTGGGAGCCTGATGCGTTCATCGTTGAGAAGAAGTCAAGTGGCACGCCACTGTTCCAAGAGCTTCGGCGCATGGGTATTCCTGTCTCAGAGTTCACCCCACACAGGGGCACGGGCGACAAAGTTGCACGATTAAATGCGGTTGCGGATATTTTCAGATCGGGCATGGTCTGGTATCCTGCGGGTAGACGCTGGGCAGAGGAAGTAGTAGAGCAGGTGGCTGCGTTTCCCGCGTCAGATCATGATGACATGGTTGACTGCACAAGTATGGCGTTGCATCGGTTCAGGAATGGTGGGTTCATCAACTTGGACAGCGACGAAAAAGATGACATTTACTCAATACCGCGCAGAGCGTCGTATTACTAATATGGCAACACAAAAGTTTATGGGTAGACACCACTTAGTTGACCGCTTGGCGGCACAAGTTGGCTCCAAAGAATCGGCTGTATCCATTCTCAAGAAGCGTGGGGATATGAACGCTAAAGGGGAGTTGACTAAAGCGGGTAAAGTGCGAGATGCTATGACTGCCAAAGAACGCGCTATTGACCGTGAGAGTAAGCGTACCGGCAACAAATCATCGGCGTACAAATATGACCCGCGCACAAACCGCGCGACTTTAAGAAAGAAATCTTGACATGGCTACCAACATTGACAAAGCCCTATACCAACAACCCGCCGGACTCGAAGAGTTGGCTCAAGGTGAGGACGCGATTGAAATTGAGATTGTTGACCCCGAAGAAGTTAACATTCATGCTGGTGGTTTAGACATCAGCATTGGTAAAGGCGCAGAAGAAGATTTTTCCGCTAATTTGGCTGAAGATGTAAACGAAGGCGACTTGCAATCCATGGCAAGTGAGCTGTCTTCCGACATTGACAACGACAAGAACAGCCGCAAAGATTGGGAGAAGGCTTACACAGAGGGCCTCAAACTTCTGGGCCTCCAGATGGAAGAGCGCACTGAGCCATGGAACGGTGCATCAGGTGTGTTCCACCCTATGATTACAGAAGCAGTTGTTCGCTTCCAAGCCGAAACGATCACTGAGACTTTCCCAGCCCAAGGCCCCGTGCGCACAAAGATTATCGGCAAGGAGACACCCGATAAGAAAGAAGCGGCCAACCGCGTCGAAGCTGATATGAACTATCAGTTGACAGAGAAGATGGTTGAGTTCCGCCCAGAGCACGAGCGTATGTTGTGGTCACTGCCAGCCACAGGTTCAGCATTTAAGAAAGTGTACTACGACCCCAACTTGGGCCGTCAAGTTTCCATCTTCATCCCAGCCGAAGACATCATCTTGCCTTACGGCACAACAGAGATGGATACGTGCTACCGCATTACGCACGTGATGCGTAAGACAAAAAATGAAATTATGAAGCTGCAGCAAGCTGGCTTCTACCGTGATGTTGATCTGGCTGAACCTGATAAATCCATCAGCGATATTCAGAAAGCTAAAGACCGGGAAACAGGTTTCAGTGACATCAATGATGACCGCTACACCTTGTACGAGTGCCACGTTGACCTAGACCTCAAAGGTTTTGAAGACGAAGAAGATGGTGAGAAGACCGGCATCATGTTGCCGTATGTGGTCACGTTGATTAAAGGTTCCAACGATGTGTTGGCCATTCGCCGCAACTGGGAGGAAGATGACCCACTTAAACTCAAGCGTCAGCACTTCGTACACTACCAATATATTCCGGGGTTTGGAGCTTATGGCTTCGGGCTGTTCCATCTTATCGGAGGCTTTGCTAAATCCGCTACATCCCTCATGCGGCAACTTATTGATGCCGGAACACTTGCCAACTTGCCCGGCGGACTTAAGACCCGCGGCCTGCGCATCAAAGGAGATGACACACCAATCGCCCCGGGTGAATTCCGAGATGTAGATGTTGGTTCAGGCACGATCCGCGACAACATCTTGCCCCTGCCATACAAGGAACCTAGTCAGACTCTGTACACCTTGTTGCAAAACATCGTGGATGAAGGTCGTCGCTTCGCAGCAACCGCTGATATGAAAGTGTCTGACATGAGCGGCAACGCTCCTGTTGGAACCACACTGGCTTTGTTGGAGAGACAACTCAAGGTCATGACGGCTGTTCAGGCCCGTGTGCACTTTGCGTTGAAGCAAGAGTTAGGTTTGCTGAAGAACATCATCCGTGATTATTCAGACACTGATTATTTGTATGAGCCAGAAGGCACAAAAGGCCCACGCGCCAAGCAGTCTGACTATGAACACGTAGATGTGATTCCAGTGTCTGACCCCAACGCTGCGACAATGAGTCAACGTGTTGTTCAGTACCAAGCTGTGATTCAGATGGCGCAGATGGCGCCTGACATCTATGACTTGCCACAACTGCACCGCCGCATGCTTGATGTGCTTGGTATTAAAAACGCAGACAAACTTGTGCCTTTGGAAGAAGACCAGAGGCCAACCGACCCTGTGTCAGAGAACCAGAATGTGCTTAAGGGTAAACCCCTAAAAGCGTTTATGTACCAAGATCATCAGTCGCATATCCAAGTGCACATGATGATGTTGCAAGACCCGCTCATCCAACAATTCATTGGCCAAAATCCACGTGCTCCGGCTATTCAAGCCGCGCTCACCGCTCACGTGGCGGAACACGTTGGCTACATGATGCGTCAAAAGATCGAACAACAACTCGGTATGCCACTGCCACCCGAAGACGAGAAGCTGCCACCAAACGTGGAGATGGCTTTGTCAGCGATGATGGCGCAAGCGGCCAATCAAGTGTTGCAACAAGATCAAGCCAAAGCTGCTCAGATGCAAGCACAGCAGCAAGCGCAAGACCCCGTGCTTCAAATGCAAATGCAAGAACTTCAACTCAAAGCACAAGAGTTGGAACTCAAGAAGCAGAAAATTATTGCCGACGCCGCAGCCGCTTCCGACAAGCAAGACTTGGAAGAACAAAAGGTCAGCGGTCAACTGCAATTGGAGTCGATGCGTGTTGGCGCACAAATCCGCGAGAGCCAAGTTAAGCAACAGTTCGAACAAGAACGCACTGGCGTCCAAATGGGCGCTGACATTGCGAAGAACAAAGCTCAAATGGATTTGCAAGCCCGCACCACGGCACTGCAACACTCGTCTCGAAACCAACCTAAAACGGAACCTAAACAATGATCCAAGACTTCGTACGCGTATTACGCGAAAAATTACGCACCGACATGAACAACTACGCCGATGACTTGGCAGGCGGAGGATGTCGCACATTTGAAGAGTATCAAAAACTTTGCGGGGTTATTCAGGGTCTGGCCCTTGCAGAGCGTTATCTCCTTGACCTTGCACAGAAAGTTGAACAATCCGATGAGTAATATCGATCTCTCGCCCGGTGCTTTTGCACTGCCTGATCCCATCCAGCCTCTGGATGCACCTGAACCTGAAACTAGTGATGAGCAGAAGGCCACGCAACTTCCCAACCCCACAGGCTGGAAAATCCTTTGCGCCGTGCCAGAAGTCTCGGAAACAATTGAAGGTACAAGCCTGCTGCGGCCAATTGAGTACATGAAGCAGGAAGAAACAGCAACCACTGTGTTGTTTGTTTTGAAAGTTGGCCCCGATGCGTACAACGACACCACCAAATTCCCCAACGGAGCATGGTGCAAAGAAGGCGACTTCGTGTTGGTACGTACCTACTCTGGCACAAGATTCAAAATCTTTGGCAAAGAGTTCCGTCTCATCAACGACGACCAAGTTGATGCTGTTGTGCAAGACCCTCGCGGCCTGACCCGCGCTTAAAAAGGATTAAAAATGCCAGAAGCATATAAATTTCCTGACGAAATTGAAGATACCGACGCAAAATCGGCTGAATCTGAAAACGAAAGTACCGATATTGAGATCGAAATCGTTGACGATACACCTGTTGAAGACCGAGGCCGCAAAGCTTTGGATCGTGAAGTGGAAGATCCATCCGATGACGAGCTTGATACGTACTCTGATGGCGTAAAAAAGCGCATCAAAGAGTTAACGCATGCCCGTCATGACGAGCGCCGCGCCAAAGAAGCCCTTGCGCGTGAAAAACAAGAGTTGGAGCGCATCGCGCAACACATCTTGGAAGAGAACAAGCGCCTTAAAATGCACGTAAGCACGGGTGAGCAGACCTACGCGGAAACAATCAAGGCAGCAACCTTTGCTGAGCTTGAAAATGCGAAGCGTAAGTACAAAGAAGCATACGAAGCAGGCGATTCTGACGCTTTGTTGGAGGCACAAGAGGCCCTGACAGACGCTAAGATGCGTGTAGAAGCTGCAAAAAACTTTAGACCTACCCCTTTACAACAAGATGATATTGATGTACAAATCAAGTCATCTCCTCCACCCCGGCAAGAGATCGACGATAAAACCTTGCGCTGGCAAGCAAAAAACCAGTGGTTCGGTCAACCGGGGTATGAAGAATTAACCAGCTTTTCTCTAGGGCTGCACCAAAAACTAGTGAACTCGGGGGTTGACCCTCGCTCTGATGAATACTTCGAGCGCATTGATGCTCGCATAAAGTCAACTTTTCCAGAAGTGTTTGGAAGGGAAGACAAGCCTAAATCGGTTGACGGCTCTAAAAAAGCTGCAACAGTAGTTGCTTCCGCGACCAGATCGTCCGGGGCAAGAAAAGTTGAAATGTCGCCAACGCAAGTTGCCTTGGCTAAAAAATTTGGATTGACCCCACAGCAATATGCTGTTGAATTAGCAAAATTGGAGAAATAAAATGGCTGAAACTGTAGACCGCATTACCCGTGATTTAAAAACACGCGAAAAATCTGTTCGTGTTGCATACGTGCCACCGAGCAACCTGCCTGATCCGACACCTGATCCTGATTATGAGTTTCGCTGGATTGCGACGCACGTATTAGGTCAGCCGTTATCCAATAATGTGTCTTTACAGATGCGCGATGGATATGAGCCGGTGAAAGCAGTGGATCATCCAGAATTGGCTTTGTTTGGTAACAACGCAAATGGTAACGTGGAAATTGGTGGATTGATGCTTTGCAAAGCCCCCAAAGAACGCGTCCAAGCACGCGCTGAGTACTACGCCCGACAAGCCCAAAACCAGATGGATTCAGTTGACAATCATTTCATGCGAAATAACGACCCTCGGATGCCCTTGTTTGCTGACCGCAAGTCATCATCAAGTCGCGGAACAGGATTTGGTTCAGGTTCTAAATAAGGAGTCTATAGATGGCATACCCTACCATTGATAAGACGTATGGTTTCAAGCCAGTCAACCGACTGGATGGTCTACCCTACGCCGGAGCGATCCGTCAAATCCCCATCGCCCCTTCCTACGCAACAGCAATCCTGAACGGTGACACCGTTAAGGTTGACACTAACGGCTACATCGTGGCTGCTAGTACAACTGATTCAGGTAACATTGTTGGTGTGTTGGTTGGATGTTCTTACATCAATTCGTTGAGCCAACCCACGTACGCACAAAGCTACCCAGCTTCTACGTCAACTTCAACAAACATGGCTTTTGCCTTTGTTGTGGATGATCCTAGTGCTGTGTTCAAGGTCTGCGCTACTGTCGCTAGTTCCACAACTCCCACAGCTTATAGCCGTGCGATTGTTGGTTCTAACGTGGCTTTAGTTGCTAACGTTGGTTCTACCACCACAGGTGATTCGTATTACGGTATTGACGGTTCTTCCGCTAACACCACTAATACACTTCCCGTACGTGTTGTTGACGTTGTGCCCGATACTGCGACTGGCGCTGCCAACGTAGCCGCCACAACATATTACGAGTTCCTCGTTAAATTCAACACGGCTCAGTACAACAGTACTACCGGCATTTAAGGAGTAACTTACCATGGCTATTTCACGCGCACAACTACTTAAAGAACTGCTCCCCGGCTTGAACGCTTTGTTCGGCCTGCAGTATGCTACTTACGGCGAAGAGCACAAAGAAATCTACGAAACAGAGAAATCTGAGCGTAGCTTCGAAGAAGAAACCAAACTGTCTGGTTTCTCTGCCGCTCCAGTCAAGAACGAGGGTTCAGCCATTGCTTATGACAATGCGCAAGAAGCGTTCACGGCTCGCTATAACCACGAAACCATTGCCTTGGGTTTTTCAATCACTGAAGAAGCGATTGAAGATAACTTGTACGACAGCTTGTCTGCTCGCTACACCAAGGCATTGGCCCGTGCTATGGCTTACACCAAGCAAGTTAAGGCTGCTGCAGTCTTGAACAACGGCTTCACAGCTGGTTATAACGGCGGCGACGGCGTTACTTTGTTCAGTGCTTCACA